GAGGTATAGTATAGGGATGTGATATGATTATAGAGAAGGAGAGGTATATAAGATTATGACGACGATAGTACTGATATATGTTTTGATACCGCTGGTGTTATTGGGGATAGCTGCGGGGATATCTTGGGCAATGATGCGTGAATATAGGCATACGTTAAACATTATTGAAAGGGTAAGAGGGCGTGAGATGAGGATGCATATTGATGGGGACGTAGCTATTCCTGTGGAGAAGGAGAGAGGAGTTAATGTTATTAAGGTTCGGGAGAAGAGTGTATGGAGTCCTGAGTTACAGGCACAGATTGACAAGACGGATAAGATGGGAAGAGATTTACAAGAGCTAGTGAAGATGACGAGGGAGAAATGGGAGATGGAGAGGTTAAGGGAGAGTGATAGGAATTTAGCAGAGAGGGCGGAGGCATTAAGGAATAAGAATAGGAAGCCGCAGCCGGTGATGTCTAGCATAGGGAGAGGGAATGATAGGCCGGTGAGGACGAAGGCAGAAGTATTGATTCCTTATGAGTTGAGTGAGATGGACAAGGATATACTTGAAGAGTTCTATAACAGATAAGGATTGAGATATGGAGATACAGAAGAATATAGTTAAATCACCCGAGGGGGAAGGGACGAGTTCTATGGTGGATGTGATTGTGCCTTGTATTGGGCCATTTGACAATCCGTTAAATCCGAAGTATGTACTTGTTAATGGAATACGGATGCCTGTAGATACGTTAGGTGCTCACCGACCTTGGCCTACTTATCGGAAAGGGTAATGGGATGGGATGGGTTATTGATAGTTATATGCATGACCAACTGCGAGATGTGTGGGTGCAGCATGTACTGGGATGACAACCGGGAGGTTTGGATATGTTATGAGTGTCATTATGAGCAGGACGATGAATAATATAAAAAGGGAGAGAGTGTTATGGATAACAATACGTTAGTAATACCGAGAAGAGATGTAGCCAAGTTTAGGAGTTGGTTAGCGAGCCAGCCTGAAGCGGACTGTTTGAAGCAAAGTTTTATTTCTTTCACCGAGCAAGAAAAGGTGATGAAAGAGATGTACAAGAAGTGGCTGATTGCCGAGGGCAAATGGGTACAGGGTCGTTTACCTTAAGGTCTTATATTCACCAAGTCAAAAACATCATCAAAGCAAATGTCTCCACGATGCGAATACGCATACGCATGTAGAGGTACTCTTGCAGAGTTATTTCGGCGAAAGGTTTCATAAGTTATCTGCTTTCTTGCATTCGTTGCATGTAGGCTTACGGCGCTTTATTCCCATCGGGAACACCACTATATGTCCGCACTTGGTTGCCATCATGTCTCGGTAAGCGGTATTGTGTTGATCTAGCAGTTCACACCATCCATCTTTTGAACGGACACAGATAACAGCACTAGGGATGGTAGATATTCTATTTGGCATAGAAGTTTCTGCTTTTATGTGCTTACCAGACATCCAAGTTATGCTCGTGTTCCCCGCAAGCGATATGATTTCCTTTATGTCCAGGTTTACGGGTACATTCGTAATAATTTGGTCCTGTTGCATTGCAGCATTGATTATCTGAGCATTTTCGTGCCAATCTCTTGCAGCGGGTTAGTTTCTTTTTAGATATTTTAGTTGTCATACCATTTCTACTTTTATATGCTTACTTCGGTGAGAACTGTATCCACAGGGGCTTGGGTTTATCCAGTCCATCTTCCATAGCATCTGGAAAGATTTTACTGAGTAGTTCTTCTGTTTTTAAGAGCATACCGCCCGCATTATTCCACTCAGGCACTTCCCATCCCCAGCGATAGAATCCTCCGTGGGTTACGAGGATTCTTACTGCGTTGGGCAATGGGTCTGTGGAGATTGTGGCGGTGACTTCCTCTGTTTCTTCTGGAATTACTTTACTGACGAAGCAGGTACATACCATCGGTTCACCTTCGGCGTCAAAGTAGTAGTTACCTTCTCTTGTTAGGTCAATTTGTTTTAGCACGATGTTAAAGGTTTCCTGGAAAAATTTTGCTAAAACTCTTTTGTGCTTTTGTTTTCGTTAATAGATTATTAACCTCGTCAGTTTCCCACAAACACTTGTAACAGTATTCAAAGGTAAACTCTACTACTGTAACCGGGTGAGCACCGAGCGATGGAAAGCGTTGAAGCTTCTGGAGTTTGAAGACTTCTTCTCCTTCATTAAAATGCTTTCCACACGCCGCACACTCTCCATAGGTATTCATTTCACTCGTTTTGTTATTGTGACGGAATCACAAGCGAAAGTATGGCATGGTGCGTTAATAATGTCTAACACAGAGTAGCGCCGATCACACCCTACTTTGCGACGAAATAAAATCCAATCAAGATGTGAATCTTCGTCGTATTTCAAAAGATCATACCATATTTCTTGAAGAGAAATTGGAGCAGTGTTAGGCAGTTCATTAAACGTGCAAACGTGATAGATTTGTACAGGGTTAGTTACTTTACACGCCCACACTTCAAGGTCTTGGTCTATACCACCTTGAAACCGAATAGCTTGTTGTTTATTACCAAACACCATTAGCTTGGTACCGCTTACTTGGGGTCGAGCAGGCTTTCCAAATGGGTACTCAACAACCATCGATTCTGGCATCTGTTTGTTAAGACGCTTGTGGAGGTAAGAGCGACGGATAACTTTCTTATTCTTTCGCTCAATGGCGACGACTTTGTAATAGGTATTCATTATGGGAATGAGTTGGTTTCTCGGGGGATATGGAGTGTCACCTTGTCATACACCCGATAGATTATGTTATCCCTCTCATCAAAAGAGGCACCAGGATTCTGTGTCGGATGACTCTCCAAGGAAGACAAGTTAATCGCCATCGGTATCTGAGGTCCCCATGTAGAGATATTCTTGTTAAGCATCAAGAAGAGTGCGGGTTGCCACTCAGTACTTCGGCGATATTTCCACTGGAAAATATCACCATCCTTCAAGTCGTTGAACACAATGGGTGGGAGTGTTGGTTTAATAGGTTGGATTGGCATTTCGATTTTCATATGATTACTTTGGATGGGTGACGATTTGAGGCGTGACATCTTCAATCAGTATGATTTCAGATGCCCAAAAAGTTCCTGGAATGGGGCTAATAACGAATGCGCCACTTAAATCATCATTTGGTGCCGGTTCCTGGTTATATTTTTTTTCTTTCCAAAACGCTTTTAGATTCCGAACACTAAGCCGTCCACTTATTGCGGGAGTGGGAAGGAGTTCCGGCACCACACATTTGTACACCCGATAATAGAGAGTACTTCCTATGATTTTATAGATTTGATCCTCTGTGGGCAACTCTCCAAAGACGAAAAACTTCCCGTAAGGAGGACGCATTATCTGTCCGGTATAATAAACAAAATATTCTCCCACCCATGAGTCGTTCTGACACGCAATACACGAAATACACGATGTCAGCATACCATACGGACCACGGCGGACGAGTTTGTAGGCGATTTTCATATGATTCTGGTTTCTGCGAATTGTTCTAACATAGAAGTTTTAACTTCACTGTTGAGTTTTGTTGATAGATCAAGCATTTGTTTAGATAGTGAAGTTGCAACAAACAGAGCACGTTTTTCTTGGTCGGTCAAGAACTTCTCATTAGCTTTCGCCTTGTTGCTTAAGTCCTGAAGATGAAGGGAAGCTTGCTCCAATGCTGTTTGGAGGACGAGGTATTCTTGGTTGGTAAAAGAAAATGTCATGGTGTGATGATTGTATTTGTATTGGTTTTCCAAACGAAACCTCCAGTAACGGGATGAAAGTATCCTACACCGACTTTTGTGGCTTGCCGATGGATTTCCTGGGTTTGCACATGTGCTCCAAACCACATGGCGAGCGCAAAGAGCACAATCATTATGAGGAAGGCAATGGGTTCTTTCATGGTGTCACTGTATCATGTTTTAGTGGTGGCGTCAAGTTTCGTTTTAGTGTCCTTTGTACTTGACCATTGTTTGAGTGACCCAATCACTATTGATGGGCATAGCTGAGCCAAGGGGTTGCCATCCCATGCAAATAAGTTTCTGCACTTGCACTTCTAAACTGCCATCGTGACCGACACGGAATGTACCACGCAAAACTGTGTAATCGGTAATCTCATTCATGGCACATAGCATATCACACTCATAAAAAAAGTCAAGTTGAATGTTTTGGGTGCTACATATTAGTGATGGAGAATAAGTTATGAAAAACAAAAAACCTACAAAAGAATGGCTTGCCGAGGAACAAGCAATAAAGTCTGAAGCTTTATTGCTATTGACCTTGAGCGAAGTACTAAAAAGTGAAGCAACTGCCAACTTTGACAAAGTATTGCAGTTTATTCTACAATATCCCGCCAGTAAATTGGAATCTATGTCTTGGGATAAGCAGGAGAAGATGTATGCTCGTGCGAAAGAACTGGAAAAGAAACTAAACACCAGCCATGAATGCTTAAAGAAGTTAGATGAAGACTATGATGCTTTGCGGGTGAAGGTTAATAAGTTCTATGGTGAAGAATTGATGAAAAAATCTGCTCCGCTACCATTGTTTGATGGATTGGATGCGGACGAAAAAGATGGTGCAGACTGGTGGAAAATTTCTTAAGGATTACTTAGATGTATTGGTGGTCGTTTAGGAGGAAATATTTTTTGCAAAACAGATAATGATTTTGCGGCATATTTAGCTGGCAGCATCCATTCTGACTGTGGACGAACCAGTTTAGCTCTATAGTATCCCATGCTTCCGGTTGGATATATTTGTGCAGCCCCCGAAATGTTTGCTTGAAGTAACGGCAGTGGATGCCAAGTCATAAAATCGGTGGTTTCATCTACTTGAATAAACGAATTTACTGGGCCATTGAAATAAATGACTGGTTGACCATTTTCCAATACTATACTTTGTCTTGGTCCACAGATAGCCCAACCTATATTTAATCGTCCACCGGTAATTGTTTTTCCGTTATATTGAGGCAATCTATCCACTGAAGCCAGAAGTCTATCAATCTTTTCTTGTGCTGTTAAATATGGAAATGCAGACTGAATCAATGCCAATGCTCCGGCAACAAATGGGGTTGCGAAACTGGTTCCTGATGTATAAGCATATGTTCCTTTGGATGGAATTGTTGCAACAACTATCAATCGTCCTGGAGCATGAAGATGAATTAACGAATTGGAATATGCTGCCCATGAATACGGAACATCTTCCATTGTAGAGTTACTTACAGCAATTACATTTGGGAGCTTCCATTGAATAGGATAATCTGGTTGAGACCCTTGATCAATAGGTTGGTTAAACGCCGCACACACCACTGTAATGCCATTGTCACCGGCTCGTATCAATGCATCTTTTGCCATGGCATCATTTTCTGAAAATCCCCAAGACATTACTAAGATTGAAGCGGTTGCTGCAATGGCAGCATTAACAATAAAAGGAATATCTCGGCAGTTGTAGTTGCATTTGATTATGTAAAGGTTAGACATGGGTGCCAATCCTACAACGCCCAACCCATTGTTTCCTTCGGCTGCGATGATGCTGGCGATATGAGTACCATGCCCAGTTGAATCTGTATTCCAAGTGCCCGCTCCACTCACAGCATTGCCCCCAAGGATTTTATTCTTAAGTTCAGTATGTACATGGCAACCAGAGTCGGCAATAGCTACAGTAATTCCTTCTCCTTTTGTAGTTTCCCATGCTTTGTATATTCCTAAATCTGAGTACACTGAAGCTGGCTCTGAGTACTGTGGTACTTCAACATTATTTGCCGTATATGCATTAGTTTGATAACCACCTACAGGAGTAAAATTCCATTGCCACAGATCACGATAAATAGCTCCACCATCCCATTTGATTCTACGATTGGAATCTGTTAATAGATAAGGGTCATTGATAGGAACATTGGGATTTGGGAACATGTTCTGTCAGAATTAATAGACTTTTGAGTTTGATGATTTAAGGGTGAGAGTAACTCCAACTAACGCTACTTTGTGTTATGGGGTTATTGTATCCGCTGTTGTCATATACATAGGGCGCTTGGTTAGTATCGGCATTGATTAGTAAAGTAGTCCCAAGCGTTGGAAATGGGGTATAGGCAGAAGTAAAACTGCCAGAGTACATGGCATATCCGTTGACGAATCTAAAGTTTGTTATACTTCCAGAAAAACGAGTAGCTACCACATTGTCTCCTTCACCACCAATGAAAAATGATGATGTAGTATTATTGATATTGGCCATCATGTACACATTGGCGGGGTCGGTAATGGTCTTTATGGGGGTACCATTTTGAAATATTTGTAGAAAGCTTCCACTTTCACGCACCACTGCGAAGTGAGTCCAAGTATTAAGATATGGAGTACGAATGGAACCTGAGTTTGCCACGGCAGGCACATTTCCAAGGCCATCTAACCATAAATAAAAGTTTCCTCCCGTCTCAATGCTAACTCCTATCTCAGCCGAAGGCCACGATTTAACAGTGAAGACTCTGGAAAACGCTGGTTGAGATATTTGGTATTGCCACCATTCTACTGTGAAGCTGCCGGTGCCAGGTGCCCATTGAGCACTTGACGTAATGGTAAGAAATTGATTGGCTGCCCCAAAAGATAGACTACCACCTTCTACAAATACACCGTCCTCCCATCCCACAGTGTTGACAATGTACTTCTTACCTTTATTGATGATGACTCTTTTCTGCATATCCTATAAATATAGGACGCAGCAAGAGAAAGGCATCATTTCTTAGGGAGATCTTTCTCATATATGGGGATACCAAGCTTCAGTTGAATAATGCTCGCCAAAGTCAGAAGTTGATACTTCGTCCAATTGTTGGGGTGAGAGACATCATTGGTAGCAATATATGGGTTTCTCATTTGTTGCCATATCTCCCGTGACGCCTTCAAAGCGTTCAGGTCAAGGTGGTACGCTTCCTGTACGGACCTGGAAGTTGGACAATGCTTTCTGAGATAATCAATGCCGTCATTGAAATGAGCCAAGATGGCTTCGGCAGTGGGCATTGCTGCTTCCATTGCGTCATCCCGCATTTTGATTGTGGGATCGCCTTCGCTGTAGCACAGGTAAACTTCTTCTTTCATATGTTTTTTGGGGCATTGTAGTATGCCTCTATTGTATCAATGTATTCAGAAATAATTTCGCCAATTATGCTAGTCTTGGTGTTCTTTGTATAATACCATGGTTCCTGTGGATTGATCTGTGGAGTGGGAGTGGGTTTGTAAACATACGTATCATACTTACTATTATATTCCTCTAATAGACTATTAGAATAGATAATATGCTGGAGGTTTGGAAGTGCAGCGGGGACTTCAATACCAATAAACGAGTCTCCTCTCTCACGAATAAATGTGAGAATATCCGCCACTTGTTCGACATTGGTAACGACTTGTATATCCGTGTTACCGTTATCGCCCCACCAGCTAAAGCGTCGGGATTCCAATCCAAAACGATAAATCCTGTGGACGGAATTCATAAGAACGTTGGGGTCAATCATCCATCCTTTAAGCTTTTTTACACCAGCAACCAACCATGCCAGTACATCGGCATCCCTTTGGATGTCAATATCTATGTAGATAGCATCGAACAACATAGGATAATAATGATTATTGTTTACGGGAGCGTATGGTTACAGTAAGGACAAGTCTGTTTAATGCCAGTAACCACCAGCCTCAAATCGTCCATATCACGAATGCCATCATTCTCACATCGCTCGCAAGGAAAGCTCTGAGGCAGGCGTTTAGCAACTACAGAGCAATCTTCATCCCCGTACTTGCACCCGTGAATCACGCAACAATGTTCTGTATGGACATCTTTCATCGTGGAAACATTGTAGCAGACTGATAGAAAAAGTCAAGTGGCATTTTTGCACCGCTGCCGCAGAGTTTCATACAGCTTGCCCCACTTGTGGTCTAGTCTCTCCACCACCGTTTGATGGCTGCCTTCATAGCCATTGAGAGCAATAAACTTATCTGCGATTTTATTCATTCGTTCGATGAGGCTGGAGAAGGCAGTTGGATACACAATAGCTTTTATCCATGGACTACGACACGCTGCATCCCCACGAAAGAGAACACCTGTATATTTGGACTTGAATGTTTGTTTACCAAATGCCAGGGCTTCCGCCTCCGTATCAAACTTGTGAGTCAAATCGCCTTTGGTATGAGAAGTGTATCCTTCTTCTATGTTTAGCTTCCTAATTTCTTTCTCTGATAATGGATGAAGGATTTCTATGTTTTCGTATGGTTGATCTATAATAAGTCTGGCATACCAATGAACTGCTCCAACAGAGATACCAGTCCAGTTTGATAGTTCAAGGAAGCCGATAACCATATCAGTACACTATGTTTAGTTCTAGCTTGGCTTTGAGGCGTGAATAGAAAGATTGACTGGCCACGTTTCCGTAAGCAACCTTCAACGGTAATCCGGCATTGGCGATTTTGTTAATGATTTTCGTACCTATTCCCTTGTTGCGATAAGCGGGTTTGACGAAGATACCTACGTTTGGACATCCCGCCCATCCTTTTTCGTGTAACATTCCCACGGCAACTGGTTTGTTGTTATATTTACAAACAATAATGAGAAGGATGTGTTCTGGATTATGCATCCAATCACTCATAAGCCACCCTCTGACGTATAAATGATTTTCCCGTATGACTCGGATCATGCGGGGGAAATGTGACTGGCTATGGAAGACCGAGAAAGTTATTTTCGCTTTTTCGCCCATGTTTGAATCCATTCGTCAATGATGCTTCCGACCACGATAATGAAGATAATCGTGAAAAAAGGATGCTGAAACACTAGATCGATGATTTTTTCCATAGGATTCCCTTTACAGACCTATACCATACTTAGTGATAGAGTACCCAATCATAAGTACGAATATCAAAATGCCGAGGACGAGGAATGCTGCCTTCAAGCTTGCGTAGATAAGCGTGCAAACAAAGATGATCAGAATGCAAGTAAGAAACATCAGCGGCGGGTTCTCACAGAAAGTATTGAGCAGTTTGATTATAGTATTCATTGGTGTGTAGTTTCGTTGGTTGTTACGTGAACATAATGAGACAGCACATTATGATGAAGACAACAAGAGCAACCCCGTAAACTATTGCTTCTCCGCCGCCGTGAATTGGCACGGTCATGCCCTCATACTCTCGCTTGTATGTGAGCCAAAAGATTTTACTAGACGACTTAAGCTTTGGTACGGATACACAGTTGCGGCGAATGATGTAGATAAAAAATGGAACTCCTACTGTCAAGAGACACATGCCAATGGAAATCTTAACGGTATCTCGCACCAGTTGTGTGGCATCCTTGCCCATAATCTTCCATGACACAAGGACCATTGCCCATTTGCCCGCAGACGAGTTGGCAAACCGCTCGGCATCCGTGCTAACCGTGGTCCAACACTCTTTGAAAGCTGAACCGAATGCCCTACCGACTTCGGCATAGGTATTGATTTTGTCTGGAGTGATGCTATCCAATGTCAAACTGGCTTCATTGGCATTTTGCTTCATTTTCTGATATACAAGAAGCTCTTGCTGAGTCAGCTTGGTAACGTCAACTTTAAGTGTTTCCTGCCCCACCACGGCGAAGGTAGTCAAGACAGCCAGTAAGAGAGCGATGAATTTAGTTTTCATATTGTGAATAGTGTATCAGGGTTTACGGGAATGTCAAGGGTATTACTTCCATTTGACTGCATTGAGGGCGACTGAAGCGGTTGCAAATTTCAACGAGGGGATCTGGATTCTGGTTCCAAACATACCCACGCTGAGGATTCTCACCCGTTTGCCAGCATTAACAAAAGTGCCATCGGCAAAATCAACCCGGCGTTTGAGAGTTTTGTATTTACCACATGAACATGGGGCAATACCACGAGTCATTTTCAAGCGTTCTTTAAGTTTCATACGAGTAGATTACACCTTTCGAGGGTGTCTGTCAAGAGTTATTTTATTCGTCGGCAAATTTCCATGTTACGATACGATCACTCCTAAACCCAAGAAGGACGGGAACTGGATTAGTACGATCACGAATCGCCCAACTTCCATTGACACCATGAGCAATGTATTCGGTCTTTACACTGGGGTCAAGATTCTTAGCAATGGCAGTTGCTTTGGCGTCAGCAATAAGTTGAACAAGCTCTGCCTTGCTCTTGTCCAAATCAGCTTGTGCTTGACGAACAGCATTGATGACTGCTTTTTGTTCGGGAGTAAAATCCCGTTCAATGTTGACCCGTTTGTTGGGCACGTATTTGGATGAAAATTTGTTGTGGAACACGATTGTCGCACAAGCCAATGTAACGACCAGAACGCCCATTGAGAGGATGAATCCGAATTTTGGATTGATATTCATAATCATTCTCCTTTCACCCACGTCATTGCATTGGGGAAGTCGTCTTCCCACAGACGCAACGTAGAAAGCATAAAGAGATCGTCAGTGGTGTTGTTGGCAGCCTTGTACATTTCCTCTGCCTTGCTAACAGCGAAGGCATAAAGTCGAATTGGGTGTGTGTCCGTACAGGAAACCAATGCTTTGACAAAAGCATACCAAATGCTTGTTCCACGGTTCTCGGAGATTAAACAATAAAGCATTGTACCCAAGGGACAATCCATTCCTTTTCGCATATAGGTATGCAAGTTGGCAGACAGATTTGCTTCCTCATCTGTCAACTTGGGAGTAGGAAGAATGTTGCCACGAAACTCATTGATATATCGAATTGCATTGGTAGTATGCCTCAACGTATCCCAGGCAAAATGTTCGCCCATTCCTTCGGCAAGCTCTCTCATTGCCCTCGTCAGTTCAAGCAACTGATAACGAGTCAACTCTTTCTCACGCAAAGCAACGTAAGTGTTTTGATTAACGTCATTCATATTTTTAGTTGTTGGTTGAGGTTACAATATCAAACCCAGCATTTTTCAACAATTCTACTGATTTGGGATGATCGAGATTCAAAGGCCCATTCTTGAGCACAGCACCAAACAAGGCATCCATACCCTGAAGGTGAGACAGTAATCCCGGATAAACAGCGTCCGCTTCACCCATCACGATCAATCCTCCATTGCGATCATAGCTAACAGCGTACCATTTCTTTCCGCCGTCAAAGCTGCGAAACTCATAGTTCAACATTTCCCCATGAGAACCTTTCCATATGGAAGTGGCTCCCTGTTTACGAAGATATGTTTCCTCGTAATGAGCAATCGTCTGGTTGAGCTTGTGTGACTTATTTTCAAGATTAAGAATTCGGCCTGCAAATATAAGTAGGCAGATTGACATCATAATTACCACTGTAAGCGGAAGGGCAGAGTTGTTATTCATGCCCACACTATACCACAATCCTGAAAAAAGTCAAGGGGTATTTAGAGCAAGTCCTGAAAGTGGTGAATGTAGTTCATTCTATCCACGTATGCTTGATCAGGATTGTGGGCATACGGACAGAGCAAGAGATAGATAGGCACGAATACCAGCGTCATTACCAATGAAAAGAATAACTTAGCAATGGCAAAGGGAACTAAAAGATATTTAAGCATAGGGTTATTTCTTCAGGACTTGATGTTTCGATACTTTGCAGCACCATGTAATAAATTCAGATTCCGAAAGACCTTTTTTCATATTATTGACATTTTTATGAACCCATTGCACATTGTCTAATGTATAATGTTTGTCACTATCAATTCGGTCAAGAGATGCAGTTCCATCTTTAGCTTTCGTCATAGAAGCAAATTGAATAATTTCTCCAGTCAGAGCACATTTTCTACCCTGTTTGAGAAATATAGTCCATCCATCCTTTATAGTAATCCGAAGTTTTAGGTTCCTAGTTTTTGCATTTTGCTTTACAGAATTCCAATAACTACCAGGAATTTCTTCGTATCCCGTCCATTCATGGCTTCTCGATCCTTTTCGATACATTCTACAATCACATGACTTTTTTCTACCACGAATTACTTCATAGGCACGAGCAAATATTTCTTTACCACAATCACATTTCCATCTACAAATTGCGGACGTATGAGTGTCGTAGTGATCTATAGAAAGAAATGTAAGAGCATTATACTTTTTTCCACGGAGAGTTTCTTCAGTATATTTTTTGTTCATGCAAATAAATATCTCAAAGTAAACATTAAAGACAAACTATTTTAAGTGAATGTTTACTTCTTAAGTACTTGATAAAGCAACTTTTTGCGATCTTCGGACCCGAGTTCCTTGCCGTCAAGTAATTTGAATATGAAGGAGGCCCTATTAGTATTGCCATAGGAAGCGATGACCTTCTGTGCTTGGTCTTTTCGAGTAGGCATAGGCAATAGAGTATCTTTGACAAAGACCTTCATCCCTTCAATGATTTTCTGTACATCTTTGGAACCATCACAAATACGACTTGCCTCGCCACGAATTTGTTGCCACAACTCAAAATCAAACTGATTAGTAATATTTTTTTCAAACTCCTGATAGGGAGGTTCGCCTTGAGTGTACCATACATCAACAACCTTATCGAAAGAAGCGAGTGCCTCTTTCATTCTATGTAAACTTAAATACCATAAGCTTTTGACCTTATGAATAGTTTGCCCACCATTGGAATAGACGCAGACGCCTTCCTTTCCTTTCCACTCGTCAACGCCAAGCATTAGGTCTTGGACAGAAGGAAAGTCATAGGTGACAGGACGTTTTAGATGACCATTGTTGTTTGCCCATTCATCCAAACCCTCTTGGGTAGCCAAGGAATAATCAGAATGATGGACAACGCCAACTAAATACCAATCGGGTTGATCTCCATAGTTAAGGATGATTTTCTGCAATGGAGATACCCATTCAAACAGAAATGAGATATTCCAAGTATCACCGTCACCAGTCAAATGAGGCAGAATTGTTTGTTTGAATATCTCAAGCTCAGCACCATTATTTAGCACGGTTGCGTCTGAAGTACCACGAGTACGTAGAATATACTGTTTCTTGTACTTGGACACGACAAGCAATGAGCCATCTACCTTTTCAACGATAGTGGTACCTTTCAACGAGGTAGGCACAGGAAAGTGCTCGGGATTTTCACCCCAGTTGGTAAACTTCGGGAAGCCCGCAGATACAAGTTCACCATCATTATTCCATAGAGAGGAACGAAAGTACTTGTTGGCCTGAGTAAACTTGGCACCAATATGATTGGGTTGTACAAGCCATAGGACTTCTCCATTGAGAAGGTGTTGGTGGACCATGAATTGCTCACGGTCTATGGTGTCAAGGTTGATTTTCATAGGGTTCATCAAAATGATTCAAATGTCCGCAGATAAAACATCGAGAGTCATCATCTGGTCCTACGGCATCCAGAATGACTTTGTTTAGTTTGTCCACTGTATTCTGTGTAGCTGACTGTCCATATGCTTTCAAGCCATCACGGGCTTCAAGCAATAGCTCTATGTCAACTTCGATTTTCATATTCAATCCCACTTCAATATCTTGGACAAAATCAAATCTTGAGAAGATGCATTGATGACTGTCTGCAAATCTCTGAGCGAAATTCCTTCTTGCTGTGCCCGCTCAACGAGTGGACGTAAAAGATTAGTCACTTCAATGTCGTATCGTTTGGCTACGTCAGTCCAATCCTCTTGGTCATTGAATAAATGTATCATTTTCGTTTCTTTCTAAGCCATCGAGCTTCTTCTGCTACTGTCGAAACATGAGCAGAATTCTGTTTCGCTTCATATTCCAACTTTTGTTTACGAGTCAGTTCTTTATTCACTCGGTCACGCACAGTACAGAGATTGATATAGTTTGGGTTGTCTTTGTTATGGTGAATGGCATTGTCACACCCTTCGCCGCCGCAGTCGCACACTTCAAATCCACTTATCTTTGCCAAAATGGACTTTCGATATGCTTTCAATCGAGCAATGGACAGAGGTTTTAGATCAATGAATCTCACGGATAACCTTACTTGGTCAGCATCTTCCAGTTTCCAGACCTGATCGCCACCTTGTATTCTTTAACGGCTCGCCTTACAGCAGCAGAAAGATATTTATATGGCTTTAGGTTTACCTTTGTGGGTGGGGAGAAATGCACCCCGTTAAGCACGTTGTAGGCTGGACCACGCACAGGCACGACTTGAATGGTTGCTGTGGCTGGCCCAGATACCGACAACAGATTCAGTACAATTGGCCAACGCATGTCGGTAAGATTCGTAATGTCGTTCAGGGTAACGATACCCTCGGAGATGGTTTCCCACGATTTTGCTTTCTTTGTTTTCATAAAGTTTATCTTCTAGTTTCAACTTGAAGTTTACCACACTGCTAGAAGGAAGTCAAGCGTGTTTTTTAGGTGTGGCATTCTTCCGTGTATTGCATCGGTAACAAGCTACTTGAAAGTTGGCGGGGTCATCCCACCGTCCTCCCCTATTCAACTCAATAATATGATCAAGAGTCGCTTGATTATTATCCCCATGTTTAGTATGAGGATTCAATCCTTTTTTCCCACAAATGGCACAGGTCAAGCCATTTTTTCTGTCCCGTGGTTGCATTCGCATCCATCGCCGACGAATGCGTTCCATCCGAGTATCAGTGTAGATACCCTTGTCTTGACTAAAATACTTTTTGGCGAGAAGAACAAGTGCCGCAGGAGAAGCAGGATGTGGGTCTTCAACGTGAACCACTTGCACTATCCACAAGCGATAATTTTTTCCTTCGAGGCGGGTCATTAGGTTGTCCCAACTTCGTTTACCCAATTTGGATTTAGCGTTTTCATGAAGTCACTATAGCATACTCCAGTAGAATGTCAACCAGATTTCTTTTTGTTCCAAACTTTTGCAAACGCCCGTTTCCACTCTATCTCCTCCCGCTCCTTCAATTGTTTCCGTAAGAAAGCACTCAATGACCGTGCTCTTGAAGGAATAGGGTTTTCTTTCTGCTTTGCTTTCTCTGCCAAAGCATCTGCTATCTCGGCGACATCAAAATTGTCATCGTCATCAAGTATCTTTTTAGCAGTGCGAGGGTGCATCATTTTATTTCATACAAACAATGAACTGATACTATGGTCGTTGTGAATGCCGTGGATGGCCTTGGAGAAGACATCGGCAACACTGACGATGGTATCGGTGTACCAAACCTTATCCCCTTGGGGAATAGTGTCGGAGCAATAGAATTCGTCAATTGTACCATTGCATTTTGCCTCCCACAATCTTTTCCCGCCAATGTCACTGAGAGCAGCGTGAGTCACCGCAGCAATGACTTTCTTTGCTCCATTCTTTCTGCAACAAATAGCAGCATTGACCAGCGTGCCTGCCGATTCCGTAAGGTCATCAAGGAGAAGAACGGTCTTGTCCTTCACGTCACCCACGAACTGAGTCACTTCAACCGTGGTATCATCCTTGCGTTTCTTGGAAATGAATGCCAAGTCAATATCCGCCTTGTTGGCATATTCTTCTGCTTTTTTCACCGCCCCAATATCGGGAGCAACTACCACTTGAATACCTTTATCTTTCAAAGCAACCATCAACTCAGGTCGGAAATGAAGATGATCAAATGGTAGATTGGTAAACCCCGCAATCTGTGCGGCGTGAAGGTCCATCGTCACTACACGATCAATACCCGATGCGGCGATAATATCCATCACTAACTTGGCAGAGATGGGGACTCGGGACTTATCCTTGCGGTCTTGGCGAGAGTACCCCATGTACGGAATAACTGCCGTAATACGTCCTGCCGAAGCTCTTCGGGCAGCATCCGCCATAATCAGCAATTGCACCAAGTTATCATTGGCGGGCTTAATAATAGATTGAAGTAGAAATACATCCGCCCCACGGACATTCTCTTTCAACTGACAGTACCATTCATCAGAGGGAAACTGGTGATGGAAGATTTGACCAAGAGTGATACCGTAAGAAGGGAGCGCAACCGCTTTAGCAAGTTGCTCGTTGGCTTTTCCGGCGAAGACAATACATTTATGGTCTTTCATTGTGTAGAGTATAACAGATTGCCGTTAGGAGTCAAGGTCTTTCTGATTTAGAGTTTGGATATTCCCGCCATTGATTGCGGAACATGTCGGCATTTCCGTGGGTTAATATGAGTATTTTGCCATTGCTCATAACAACTTTTAGTTGCCCGCCCTGTGGGCCATCACTTGTGGCATACACAACATGGTCGAAGTTAATAAGAAGAGTTGAATGTTCTCCTGTAAATCGGTTATTCGCCATTTGATTTCCTTTGGAGATTGATGGCTCGGGTAATATTCCACTTACACCGCTTAATTCTATTTTTGCGGTACTTGCGTAATGATGCTTTAACCTTTGATGGATAGACATCACCACTTTCATCCAGTATAGACAGGAACAATAGTTCCTTGGAAAGTTCCTCTTGCCAGCACTTTTCAAATAAATCGTAGGTGGAGTTATTCGCCATACTTCTTTATTCCTTCGTCCCCATAGCGATTGAACAACCTATCCAGATACGCTTGGGTCTTGATTTTTGCCATCCACACACCGCCACGATGGGCTCCTGTCTTTTGTGTACCTTTACATACCACGCCCTCAGTCACAGGATACTTGCCTGCTCGTACATCAGCAATGAATTGGTCAGTCAAGTTGCCTTCATAAATAACACGGGGAGCAATGACTTTGTATTTCGTAGTAAGTTTTACAAACTCACGGGGCGTCAGAAACTTCCTATTCTTATGTCCCACCATAATGTCAAAACATACCAATCTCTTGGTAGGGTCGTCTGGCTCATGCCATCCCGCAAAGGACTTATCTCCAAAGAACTCCAAGTAAGCAATCACTTCCCGCTCATTAGGGAACTCTCCTTCAATCAGGTCCACCAGTGGGTTCTCAAAATGTTCATAGAAGTAAGGAATGGCAGGAGCAAGGAATGGATGCCCCTCATTGAACATCTGCGTGCGACTACCAAAGAGATGAAACCCTCTCTTGTTAGTGTACTTCACACGAATGTTGCTGCCATCATATTTTTCAAAGGCAATCATCGGCTCTCGGGGAGCCTTGCTGCTTGGCAATATGGATGGGTATTCAATCATACACTATCTATTTCTCAAAGGTAAGCACCTTCCTTACTAACTCCAAAGCGATACCATCGGTTTCACGGAATGCCCATGTAAGGTCAAGGACTTCTGCCTTCTCCACATTGGAGCCTTCCTTCTTGAGCCACGGTTTATGAGTGAACACTACCTGTACGTTTTTCTCATACGTAATGAGCTTAACGCAGTAAAACCCAATCATAGTGAGTATAGTCCAAATCTCACGTTCTTCGGGATTAATAGGCATATATGGCGGGGATTCCAGAATCACGGCCATCTGATCTTTGCTACTCAAGGCAGAGTCTCGGATTGTATTATTGGGTTGTTTCATGTAGTTTCTTTGTTTTTGTTTGTAATTTTAGAAGGGTTGCTTGAACAGTTTTTTCCAACGTGTTATGAATACTGAAAGCCGGTGCAGGAAACACCATCAGTTTACCCGTCTCAACCCACATAATATCAAGGTATGTCATGCGGTAAGCATCATCAGGACGCCCATAGACCACTTTGTCTCTGTCTCTGCCCAACCAGTAACCATGCTCATGATTAGTAGTAAGACCGATTAACTCCCTTGTACGGGAAATCCAGAACATAATAACATCACACTTCTGAAGTCCAGTAAACTCCCACACGGGAATGTCATAGCGATACTTGTCTGATTCAGACTTGCTATGGAACTCAGGAATGATTAAGTTTCCATTAAACTTCATTTCCTTAAAGAGATCAATTGCAGCAAATCTCCACGAAGTCAAGTGAGGCTGGTTGCCTCTGACAGTTGGGCCAGCAAGGAATACAGTTGGAAGTTTCCAGTCCACATCTTCCATTAGTGTTTCGTATCTTATTTCATTCATATTCAACAATATCTACTTGACGCAAAAATCTGCAATTGTCGCAATTGCATTTTTTGGTATCGTGTTCGTTTATTTCCAGATGCCGTCTGAATCTATTCCTCATTTCCAAAAAATGATTGGCGGCATGTAATCCATAAGCACGATACAGTTCGAACTGTCCAGTGGTCATCTGTTCAACTCCACGCCATGGCAAAGATGGGATTTTAGTCAGAACTTTTTCCAATTTCATTTTCATACAAACTTTTCCACAAAACGGTCTTTAACAAACTCCAATACTCGGGCCATCTCTTTGTATTCCCGCTCTGCTTGTTTGACCGCCTCTTCTTTCATCTTTATGGTTGCGTCGCCATAAGGATATTGACGCCCCCATCCCATTCCACCCATTTCAGTATCTTTGTTGTATTCTGCTTTGGCCGCTTCATTGGCGGCATTCATAGCTCTTAGAGATTGTTGAGTGTTTATCTTTTCTTCCAGTGCTCGTTGATACTGATACAAAAAGAAGTTGAGAATGACCTTAGCCACCACTTTATCATCGGCTTCGGCACTCATTGTAGCTCTAACTAGTTCAAATGTCATGTGAATGCTACTCCATTCTTATAGGTTGTACCAAAGATGTCCTCGTTGGCATTTGTATCTACAAACCCACGGACTTCATCCAAGGTAGGTTTTTCTCCCGTCAGTTGGTAATGCTTAATGATGCGGTCATAAAGTACAATGTACACCGCCGCAGCAAGGTTCAAACAATGCCTTGATGGAATGCTGACAAACCTATGACAATGCCTCCGCACCACCGGAGGAATGCTTCCATCTTCAGGTCCAAAAACGTACACTGCATTCACGGGATGAATGAAATCGGAGAGACATTCAGAGTTAGGTAATAGTTCAATGGCAATGGGTGCAGCATCGGGAAAATGTTCAAATGGTCGGTCAAACTGTCTCAGTTCAACATCTTTGTATCCCTTCATTCGTTCTTCTCTTGGCAATCTGTCTTTGTCATCCAAGTTGAACCTATTGCCTGTCCACCACACTTGTCTTGCTCCAAAGCAAGAAGCTGCCCGCACTGCCGCACCTACATTGGCAGAATACTTTGGACCACACAAGATAACCGAAGGAGTAATACCTTCAGGCTTGGCGTTCTTTCCGAATATCATCAACGGGTTCATTGTGATGTGATTGATTTCTCCATCGCTCCCACATTTCCTCTATGTACTTTTTTTTTGCTCTCTATCTTTATCCTGCCGTGGCTCGGCGGGTTTACGAAAGCATTGTGGATTATCCAGCACAAACTGCTTCCACTCTCTCGCTTGGTCCTCACCAATACGCTTCTGAATCAGATAATAGATCCAGCAACAAAAGACAAGGACTGAGATAACAATAACGTATTCCATAGGTCAGTGGCAAGAAGGTTCTTTCTTTTTAAGTTTGACAATGAGAGCTTCAAGCTCGGTAATACGCTTGACATAGTCCTCCGAAGCATAGTATTTTATCAAACCATCATGATTTGCTTTGCTACGTTTCAGTTGTCCCAGATTACCACTCACTCTACGCTCGTACTCAGCATCCGTTTCCAACCTCCAACCAACAAGTTCAATGTATTCGTGCCCCAAACTATCGGCATCGGGTTCCATGTAAGTAGGTTGAATAACCAAGTCTTCAAAATGATTGGCTTCCGCTTTCTTTACTGCGTCGGCAATCCACTTGAGCGTAGCATCTACACTGTTATGAGCATATTGATCGTTGTGTGACCAATAATGCGAATCCACTTTGGTTCTCACCCAAATACGATTTATATCTACCGGATTTGTATTATGTTCTGGTCTTTTCATATCTTTTCTGATTCCACTTTGAGGATTTTCACGAGGAAAAGAGGACTTCCCGTTTCCGTGGCAATGTCATGTATCCTGAGTAAACGCAGTAACAGTTCTTTACATCCCTCTTCCGCCTTGGCACTATCTTGTTGAGAAGTGCCTGTTACAAACGTCGCTGTGATTGTGACTTCGTTTATCATATGTTTATCCTAATGCCCAGTTTACAACTCCGATAAACTCAACGGGTTTCTCAATACCATCTTCCCATCGGTTGTTTTCTGCAACCCATTCCCACCAGTACTCTTTTTCAACGGTCGGATGAATACCCGGCTCAATGTATTCAATAACGAGGTAATCATACAAACACTCGTGCAGATTGCATCGGTTACTCTCGACTGCTTTGTATGCTTCGTCAAGCGTGTTGTAGAAGCCAAAGGTGCGACTGCGGCTGGTGACAAATCGTGGATCACGAGTTTGCTCCCGCATCCGTTTTATCGTTTCGTCTTTACAAATAGATGTAATAAACCAAGGCATATCAATATCCTAAATCGTTTTTGTTACCCATTCGCTCAAAGATGGCAAGCCAATGAGTATCATAGTTCTGTAATCCAAATATGTCTTGGAACGAAGGTTCACCGAGCGGATGGAAAATGGGCATACCTGTCGTTCCGATGTGACAGAATACCGCTTGCTTTTCCTTGATCCAACCTTCATCTGGAGCATTCCGATGATAGAGTGAATACACTCCATTCTTTATCAGTAGATTTTTTGCTATGGTCTTAGTTAAAGGCATAAGTCACGAAATTTCTTCACGATTCCATTTCAATTCCTTAAACCGACTATTTGGGTATCTATACGTAATCATAAATCCCCATCGGCTTGCATCGTTATTCGCTAAAGAAAACCGGATTAGTCTTCCATCCTCTGCTCGTCGGACAATTTCCACGGAAACAACATCACTCGTTTCTGGAATAGCTGCTGGAAAAATCCATCCGCCAATTCTCTTAAATAGTTTTTTCATTTCGTTTTCTTAAGTGGTGAGTGGTTATACGTACACTTATCACAAACGCACCGTGGCTCACCCGATGGTACTATCCACGCCAATACTTGCCAATGAGCCTGAGAAATGTCATGTGTGTCACCGAATGATTCTTCTTTACCACATTCCACACACTTGACTGCCCATCGTTTTGTCATTGTCCTTTAACATAACACAGATACTAAAAAAGTCAAGAGCAATCTTACCAAAGGTCTTCGCTGAACAATCCGAGGCGAGGATTGTAAACGTGTTGAACAACCGCCTGCCCTACAACAACTTGTCCACATTCTTCGGCATGTTTTCCTGCTTCTGTACGGTCGTAAAACTTACGAGTTTCATCAACAAACCCTTGCTCTGCTTGAGCAACATCTTGACGACTGTACCCTGCTTCCTTGGCATCGGCAATGATGTTATGGTGCCGGTGTCCAGTCAAAATTGTTCCATTGACAAACTTCATGGCAGATGCAGTAATCATTTAAGTATGCTCCTGAAACCCCGTTTTGCCAATCCATCCTGCCCGACCGTGACCAATACGATTGACCATCTCACAACGATTACCACCCACAGTTGCGGATTTTTGTCTCCAAGGCACTGCTCCAGCCTCGGCAGGTACAATATCATGCCATCCAGACGTTGAATGCAACCGAGCATCCCGATAGTTCTGGCATTTGTGCAAAACATCGGTCATAATTGGCTTCATCCGTTTCTTGGACTTGCCATACATCAATGTGTAAAGTTGTGCCATAGTGTGAGCATTATACACCACACAGAAAAAAAGTCAACTGTTTTATTCTACTTGACTAATCATCGCCGGTATAGTAAGATACACACAGAATGAAACTATTTCTACAACGATTCTGGAGTCGAGCGCCAGAGCAAGTTATATCCACGGTTGTTATAGGAGGACTTATTTATGTTATGTGGAAAGGAATACTTTTCGTATGGCACAATCCTCCGTCATCAACATTCCTCCTTGGATTAATAGGTATTGGAATGATACTCGGTGTAATAGCATCCGTTAAAACTGATAACAAACCCATGGGAACTCCCAATGTGGACCGCTAATTGTATATGATCAATTTGAATCGCATTCGTAGCATCAAAACTCTGACGGAAATGAAGGCCGATTTGTCGGCATTCTTGTCCAACCCCGAAGTTTTACAAGTTTATCTTGTGGATATGAAGTGGGGGCATGAAGATTATGATGCCGACGCTGAACAAGTAACTGATTTGTTGGAGCAAGTTAATCGTCGCATAACAAGTCTGGAACGATTTGAAAAGAAAACTCAGGGTGTTGGAACGAGTACTCCAAGTCCAGCGGGATAAAGGCGAGACTGCCGTATTTGTTTCAATACCTCCTTTGGAAGAGTCTCTTTATCAGGTGCATCGCAACCTTCAAAGATTTCTCCCTTGTTGAGATCGTAATGGAATGATTTGTCAAAGAAACCTTCCTTGCGTACTCTCTCAAGGTAACGTCTCACCGTGTCTGCCGTACCACCTTCTTTGACTTCATGTTCATTGCCAAACGTCATCGCCAGAAGGAAGTCTGACTTGGCAACCAGTGCATTGCGAGCGTAGAAACCTTTGGCTACAGGTATTAACTCTGCTCCCTCTGACAGTGCGGACTGAATTTGACTTAGTGAATGAATGTGAGTAGAGTTTTGAAACCGCTTGTGGTAGTAGTTTGCAGTACCACCGGGGTTTTTGAATGGGTCCGTTATACCTAAATCTTTATAGGAACCATTGTCCCATTCAGCAGGAAGAAACAAACGAAGGTGGGGGACTTTCTTATCTGAGAAGAGTTTAACGGCAACGTGGTCTGCCCACGCTGCTCCCCCAGATACCAAATGAGTAATAGTATAGTTACTCTCGTTGCACTGGTCAATCAAACCACTGGCAACAATGCACATTGCCTCGAAGTGTTGCTTGGACAACTTCGTGGCGTCATCTTTGCGACCAGCCGTACCAACGATGGCAAATGTGATCTCCATCCTCAGTCCGCTTTTTCCATAGTTACTCTCGTACTTGACCCAGTATGTTTGAGTAACCTGAAAGCATTTTCAAGTGAAACCTTGAAAGTAGTGGCTTCCGTTTCAGATGTAAATGCTTCCATTTCTCCATGCATGTCTCCTGAATATACTCCGTTACGAGATGTCCATCGAACATACCACAGTTGTACGCAAGTCTTTGCGGGTACTGTTTCGTTTGTTGAAAGGTATTTTTTCTTGAACCACATATGTTTCCTTATTATTTGACCAACTTATTGTTCTTAATGATACCTTGCTCTACGGCCAAGTCTCGGGCATCGTAGAAAAACAATGGAGTGCCACTCGTGGTTTCAATCCATATTGCTGTTTCCAGGACTTGGTAAGACATTCCTCCATTGTCCAACTGCTCATTGACCCAGTTAAACATATGAGTGAACGCTTCTTTGAATGTAGGACAAACCGTATTTTGTTTCTTGGATGGTTTAGCCAAACAGACGAAGGTGTAGGTGGGAGGTACTATTGTTGGTTCCATGTTGATTAGAATGATACGAGGGTTGGTGCTTGCCGAACCAGACGGCTTCGGCTGAAAGTCTTGAACTGTCCATCCTTTTGCGATCCAGGATTATCCAGTTCATTGCCTTTGATGTAATCCGCATCGGCAGACACGACTCGCAAGTAGCGAACCTTCATCTTGCCAGTGGAACTATCGGGGTATTCAAACTCCACAACGGGAAGCCGTGTGGGAACAGTAGGAGTTATAGGTGTTTGTTGACTCATATTCTTAAAATGTATCACGTTGTCAAGCAAATGTCAAGAGCTTTTTTTGAGGTATGACGAGACGTTTCACGGCGATTGAATTGTGAGGAATATACTCCATAATACTTTTGGCCTTGGCACGAAAGTCCAGTGGAGTAGAGTAAAATGTTCTATTAGCTGTTTTCGATTTCCATAGAATACTTAAACTAGACAATGTGCGGTACTCCGTTTTGTTAATCATATGCCCGCAATTATGATATAAATCGAGCACTCTATCAACCCAATAGACTTTTTCTGCGTGGGTCTTGACCTTCTTGGCTTCAATCAATAAAGCAGTTCCACCTGCCCATTTTTTTCCTCCATATCCACTTACCCATCGGGGTAGTGTAAACAAAATGTGAGCATTTTCGGGATACATCCCAGGACGTTTCTTAGCCTGACTTACATTGATACCCATTTCTTTAATCTGCTTTTCTTTCGAATCTAATGTAGAGCCAGGATAATGATGAAGTTCTGAACGGACTGACTCGACTAAGGCAGTGTAGATTCGGGCATAAAAACTATCTACAATTCGTTCATAAGCCTGTCGGATTTTATCCTCGGCACGCTGAGTTACAAACACAGAATATCCGGGGTATCCAATGTCACGGAAACCTCCAGTACGCAGGTAGAGTTCAATTATAGAATAAAAATCGAAAAACCGGTTAACGGTAGTAATTTTTTTCATAATTTATTCCATTCGCCAATCGCAATGAGTTCTTTCTTGATTAGTAACCAATCCGTCCCGGGTTCAAACCCCGCACGGTCGTCCAAGAGCACGCTGAAATAGAACTTTTTGGAGAAGTCACTGCGAGGGGTATTGAGAGCGTGGGGGTTCTCATTGATATAGTCAAAGCGAATGCTGTAAAACTTAAGAAACTCCAAGACATTAGGCAATCGTGATGGTGGAGTGCTCGTCCACAAAATCATCATTATGTCCTTGCGTCGGGTCAACCACTGCAATACTTCAAGGGCACCGGGATAGAACTTCTCGGCATCCGTATTGTCATCTGGTCCTTTGCCGCTTGGGATGATAGTGCCGTGCAAGTCAATGCACCAGTAAGTTTCGGTCCAACCCCTAGCTTTCTGCATCTCAAATGTGCGACGGATGTTGAACAGATTCATTTTTCAAGTCCCCAAAACTCTCGCATCTCTTTATTGGGATGATCTCTATACGCCGCTTGAACCGCAGCGTACAACTCTTCTTCCACCTTATTCAACTCACCTTGATGCTTGCGGAAGATTTCGTGTGCCCGGTCAATCCCCGAGAGACCTTTGACAACTCCACTATTACTGGGGATAAAGTTACATGCCATCCGAAACTCTAGTTCCAACTTTCTTTTCTGGTCCTCCACCAAAGATTTCAGATAAGCATACGTTTCGTAGCTCATTCGCACTGGCTTCTGAACAGGTTCAGTCCGTTTACTCTCTTCTCGTCTTGCCTTTTGTATTGCATTCATTTTGTATTAAGTATTTGGGTTGATCAGGAAGTTTCTTCAACGCTTCAATCCACAACTCACGGTAGTAGTCTATTGCGGCATTCTTGTCCTTGATAACAAGACGAACCCACACACAGATAAATACTACTATAAAGATAGTGCCAAGCACACCGCAGAGTGTTAGGAAACTCATAGTTCACTTCCGTTTGAATGTTGGGATAGGAAGCAGCTTGTGCATCGTAGCAGCGTGCCGGTTCGTATAGATTTCAAGCACCTGCTTCTGCCGAGGGGTCAATCCTTCCACCAGCACAGTTGACGAGCAATTCTTCCCATCTTCAATCCAATCCATTGCCCACTCCAACTCTTTGTAAGTTGCACCAATGGCATCTTCATCTGAGCGACCATCTGCCCACAGTCCATCCGTAGGAATGGCATTGGTTAAATCAGGCAACACGTCTATTGCTTGGCACATCAGGCGTACCTCGGTCTTGTACAAATCGGCAATGGGAGAAATGTCCACTCCACCATCACCGTACTTGGTGAAGAAACCAATACCAAAGTCTTCCACCTTGTTGCCCGTACCCACTACGAGTCCACTATTGATACAAGCAATCTGGTAAAGTTCAATCATGCGAAGACGACTCTTGGCATTGGCGAATGCAAGATCATTTTCATACCCTTGATTTTCTTTAGCAAATGCTTCAAATACTTTCGTCAAATCAATGCGGTGAAGATAAACAGTTTTACGAAATTTTCCTTGCAGCCATGCAATGTGCTTGAGGCCAGCTTTACTATGCTCCGGCTTTGATTGACACGGGAGGATGACACAGTGAGTCGGCAGACCAGTCATTGCACAGAGGGTTGATACCAGAGCGGAGTCCACTCCACCCGATACGCCCACGACGAATGCCTTCTGTCCACTCTTTTCGGCATAGTTTTTCAACCACGCCACGATTTCATTTGCTAGTGCTTTCATTGTTGTTCAAGGGTAATGCGATTGGTAGATACGGGTTGACCATCAATCAGTACGATGACAGTTCCTACCTTACCGATACGCATATTGTTGCTTATGGGTTGACTGCGATCACTTGGAAAGTAGTAGATGTAGTGAGTGCTTCCTTCACCACTACTTGTAGTGACTCGATGGAGAACCTTTCCATCTACAATACCGATTTGAATGTCGCTATTCATTTTTACGGCAGGAGGGTCACACCCCACCAAGAGTGCTGCTAAGGCCAAGATTGGCAGGTATTTATTCATATAGTATTTCAGTTAAACGTTTCAAAAACGGGACTTGTGCTGGGTTGAGTTTGATACTTGCGTCCTCAACCGTGAAGTAGTCGCCCCGGTCTACTTCGGGAATGGTTATCATCTTACCAGAACCACGAGGGAAGTCAATCTCAATCTCATTACATTTCATCGTCGCCGGATCATGTTCACCTTCAAACGCCCATGCCGTAACTACCTTACCAGATTTTTGAGTTATCTGCCCCAACTGCATATACGGATGGTCGGGCTCAAAGCCAGTTTCTTCCTTAAACTCACGGATGGCAGTTGGCAAAGGTTCGTCTGTTCCTTCAATCTCACCCTTTGGAATGCTCCATGCCCCAACGTCCTTATCTGCCCACGTTGGTCCCCCAGGATGTACGATGAATACTTTTAGTATTCCATCCACTTGCTTAAACATCAGCAATCCAGCCGCATTTTTGGGTTTAGGCATATTCATTTTACAGGTTCCATAGTTACTCTCACCACCTTACCGCCACAACACTTGGCATGTTTTCTGGCACGCTCAATGTTTTTACCATCTATCTCGGCATCATAGCCACAATCATCACATGGCCCATCGTCAATGAAGTAGTCAAACTCTCCGTCGCCTTTGGTTCGGACTTCGTAACGTATAGTTTTCATATTGTATTAATACCCAGTTCAACCTTTGCCATGTCAATGGCAAACTTATTTCCAGTGTGCTTGCCAGCGTCATCTGACAATTTTACTACGTCAACTACACCTTGCCCGAAATCGGCACTGGTCAGTTTGATAACCATATTTAACGGTTTAACCCCGACATCATTGGTAAAGTTTGTACCGATACCAGCGACAGGTTGAGCAAGACCTTGAAACGTATTGTGAATACCAATGTACTTGCTGACATTGAGATTGTCACTGAATACCATACGCTTATTAGTTGCGGGGATATTCAGTTTCTTGTAATGGGCAAGCATCTTGTGTCCCCATGCAATCGGATCGCCACTATCTTGCCGACAGCCATCAAACAGACGGGCATCATACGTACCAAAATCACGCAGGAATACGTCCGTGGTGAAAGTATCAGTCAGAGCAACGCCCACATTACCCTCATAATGATCGCTCCAGTGCTTACGCCACATTTTATCTGCCATACGGACACCGTAAAGAGCACTCATGGCCATAAGGCATTCGTGTGCATAAGTGCCGTGTGGCGTTAGTCCGTACTTGTGGGCAAGGTGGATATTGCTAGTACCGAGGAAACCATTCTTATTTGCCATAACACGGACAACCTCGTCCTGAACGGCAAGCGAGAAACGTCGTCGAGTTCCAAAATCAATCCAGTAACATCCCATTTTTGAAAGTTGGTCTGCCTTATTGACGATTCGCCACTGCCAATCGTCAGCCATCTTCTGTCCCGTCATACGGAAGTACAACTCGGAAATGACGGCCATGAGTTTGACTTCCCAGTAAATAGTACGATACCACGGACCAGTGATAATGATATGAAGAAATCCATCAAAATCTTGTGTAATTTCTACTTCATCTGGATTCATCCGATACCCCGCCAGCCATTCAATATAAGTGGGACGGGCATACGGAATTTTTTCAATCATCCAGTCCTCTTCGTCGGGAGTTAGCGCAAGCTTAGACAACGCTTCAATCTGATATTGAAGTGCATTGGCAAATCCCTTGGGAAAGACCGTCTTGCCCCGATTGAAAAACTTATAGGTGACTACCGCACGGGGGAACAGATGAAAGACCACAGACCCCATGTTAAATTTGTAAAGGTCACAATCTAGCATTGAACGGATTATAGGTTCATTGATCATGACTACATCATACCACGGACGTATAAAATGTCAAGTGGAATGTTTGAGTTCTTGGATTATCCTCCATCCTTTATGATGCTTGCGTTTACCGTTTGGTTTGGTGTGAATAAGGTTACGAGCATCTAATCCATTTTTACGGCAAAAATCAGTCAATCCTTGAGTTGTTACAGTAGAAATTCCACTCGGAGACATAACAACGAAGTTTTTAATATTGACAATTCCACGATTCAAACTGCTGATTTTTTGATAGTGTTCTGCCGACAAAGGTACTCGGGTTTTCCATGCTTTTTTTAGAGATTTTTTATGTGACTCTGAAAATGGTACTCCTCGCTTTGCTTCACTAATCCGTCTTCGGGTTTCCACAGTACGTTTTAATCCGGTACGTTTAAGTGCTCCCCGCTTATTTATTTCATCTGTAAATCCTTTTCCTCCTTCACCACCTTCCGTTAGATTTTTCAACTTACAACCACACCCTCTGTAATGTTTAATGAAAAACATTTCACGTTCATCTGCTTTATTGTATGGAATGTTGTGTTCTATAACTTCGTAAATGTCATTGGCACTTCCTTTAGTGGCAATAACTTTACGAAGTTTGTTATGAACCGGATAATGGCTGCCATAACGAACGTGGGCAAGATGTCTTTTGAAACGTTTATCTGGTGTACTAGTTTTTCCAACGTAAAACACACTTCCTAATTCGTCCTTAAAAACATAGATAGAATGAAGTTTATTGGTCATACATATAAATATGACGACGACTTGTAAAACATCAAACTATATTTGTTTTATCAAAAAGTTTTTGAATGATGGAGTGTACACTGTCATCACTTAAAATTGGAATGCCATTGGATAAACATATCCACCTTAATCTTTGTGAAATAAAGATGGGCACGGATTGTTTATTCAATGAAATTAAAAAGTCTAGGGCAGCCCCAGTCAACGGAGCGTCCGGTACGTATAATTGAGTATCTTTGAAACAATTGGGACAAACAATCAGCGGTGCTCCGGTTTCTTCATCGGCTGCATTGGAATTAAATTCGATTGGGGTGTTACAGTTCCAACATTCACATTTAACATAGCCGGGATTATTCATAGTTTTATTCGTTAGTGTTCCACACTGCTCTGCTGATAAGCAGATCAATGTCATCTAAGGCAGTTTCAAACCGACAGTCCATCTCTCTCAAGACGTATAAAGGTTCACCAATGACTTCGGCAACTTCTTTCAATATTTTGCCTTCCTTAGTGATATTCAAATCACCAAACCAAACTTTGCCCTGTGACTTGATTATGACATTAGCATTCCATACACAACGTTGACCTTCGGGAGCACATTTGCTACCAGAAACCATTCTGCCACAGTACAGTTTCCGCTTGTCCATTTCTTCACGTATATTCATATGGGGTTCTTTATTATTGTGCGTCAGATTTGGAGATTTTCACGGGTTCTTCCACCCGTGGCTTTTTGGACGTAATGAGAGTAACTGCCCCAACATCGTTCATCATAGCTACGCTGTAGTACTTGTCATCGGGGATTTTGAAATGCTTACGTACAACCTTGTCCATCCCCATCGGGTCGGCGGCATACTTCTCAAACATCTCAGGTGACATTTTCATTGTGCCACCATATTACCAGACTCCTGAAAAAAGTCAAGCGGGTTTTTCAAGTTTCATCTTGTTGGGAGGCCAATGCGCCCGGAAGCCATCTTTCACTCGGGCCATCAGCCACGAAGTTCCCCACGCATATTCATGTTCAGAAATGAAACGCCATCGTGCCCCTTTGTGAATGTCACGATAGACCGGTTCTTTAGTTTTCTTATTCATACGTCAAACACGTTTGCTTGCCCACACCGAATATACCCAAACGGAGAGCTTGCTGGATATTGAATCCGTTGTGCTCTTACCGTTTTACATCCTTGTTTATACCATCCTGCAAAATAGTCTTGACCCAGCCAATGAATGACAAATAAGCGATCTTCATCCTTGTTGTGAACCATATGCATTCTTAATAGACTTCTTAGCTTTCTCATTTCAACACATTTCTATAATACCAAAATTGTACTTGCCATTCTCCAATACAATAGCATCTATATTCGGCAAGGCATCTTTCGCCGATAAGATGTAGTTGGGGTCTGTCATCTTTTTACGATTGACCATAATCCCATTATTCTTTATTGCCCTACGAACATCACCTTTACTATCACAAAGTTCAGTCCATAAGAGGGCATCCATTAAAGATATAGATCTGGTTCTATCCATTGCCTGATGTTGTGTATTACCAAAAATAGATGAACTGTGAATATCGCCATTTGGTCGCTTATCGGGATAGGGAAACAAAACAGCGTCTGGCCATTCAGAAGGATGTTTCATAGAAACAAGCATACACGCCTCTGCAACGGGGAGACGATTAACAATGACATACATCATATCGTACATCGCTTCCACAATAAGCTCGGTATCTTTTCGATACTTCTTATCAAATCGCAACCGTAGGCGGTGAATGATTTTCTTTATCCATTTCATTGCAATTTGTACATGCTCGGAGTCATGCCCACACTATATCATACCCCCCGAACAAAGTCAAGCGGACAAATCCACCTGTTCTCGCCATTGATAATGACATGACTCGCATAAAAGCGTTAGCCACAGTATATCATCTACTTTCCATTCATTGATATGAAGGTTATGATAACGACAACGAGGGCATTCATCTGGATAGATGATATTACTTTCGTTTGATTTGGTGGATGCTGTTTCCATTGATAAAGAATATCCCATCGGGCGTGGTGAACAGTTTCATTGTGGCGTCAAAGGGAGGGTTATTCAACACTTCACATTGATCGGCAGTAGCGAATAGCTCAAGCTCGGTGTCGCTGGCTAAAAGGACACAAAGACCATTATCCATTACCGCAACGTTGATTTCATCGTAGGCCACATCTTTGGTTTCTCTGATTTTTAGATCTGAATACTTTTTGTCAAAGATGATAACAAACCGATGATAGATACCAGCCTTTTCAGCCAGTACCACTGTTACCGTTTTATCCGACTTGGCGGAAATGATACGAAACCCATCCATTTGAGGAATATACTTGGAGAAGGAACTTCCCTTCTTGTAGGGCAACGTAAGGTATTTCTTTCCAAGCAAATCTTGAATGATACATCCATCACATATCATTGCCGAGGAAACCAACACATTTTCCACTTCAACAATGTTATGAATTAGTCTATTTCCAAATGAAGTGAACGAGTTTTCTACCATTTTACCATTGGCTACGGTGTAGATACAACCATTGCGAGCAAACATGTCATCGCTCTTAATGGTACCAACTGGAGTTGTGCTGGCTGGTTCGGCGAAAGTAATAGTATTACCAGACTGAGTAGCTACTACCAACGTTCCGTCGTTAGCACAGCAGAGTAATGCTTTCTTTGCCTTGTACGTTCCGACTTCTTTCTTGTTGGCATAGATATGGGTTTTGGTCGTAACGTAATAGATACCCATAAACTGATACACCGACGTTACTGCATCGGCATAGGATGAGATTTCAACCACACCAATCTTATCAGTGCCCGTGATTGTTACCATTTGAGTCGGCACGAGTAAAGGCACGCTGCTATCTGCCAGTGGTGGTACTCCACGTTCGCCCTTTAGAAACACCCGCTTGAACCAATCCAAGTGGCGAGACGGAATAACCTTGAAGTCATTGACGCTTGGTGGAGTACGCACACAAGGATGAAATACGCTGACGCCATCATCCATTTGTTTCTGTTTATCCTTCGGGCGATAGTTGGGATGACTGCCACGATAGGGATGAATGTTGGTATAAAGCTGAAATGCAAGAATAGCCCACGAATACCAATCGGAAAACTCGTCTGGGTTGTAGTGAAGAACACCTTTTGTATCCACCACGGATACACGCCTATCTCTCACCGAGTCCATAATGGCAGTTGCCTTGTAGGACGGTGTAGAATAACTATCCGTATCAATGAACCACGGAACAATAGCAGTTGGGTTAACCTTAGCCAAGATATTCAACTCATTCAAATCTACGATAAGACATTTAGCCTTGTGGACATCAGCAACTACAAGCTGCATTGCCTTGACTAACTCATTAATCATCCTGAAACTGATATTGTTGTTGTCTTTGAAGGTACGAGTAAACAACTTCAAGAGAGGGTCAACATCGTCGATGAAAGTAGTAGTATATCCCAATGGATTGCCTGTAGAGGCATCATAGATGATTTCTTGAGGAATGACTACTTGACTGTTTCCAATGGTAGCCAACTCCTGCATCTTTTTAGAAGGAAGCATCTTGTGGGCAGGATCGTGATACAGCTTGAATGCTTTGGTACCGTGGACATAAATGGCGGCTTCACCACCCGCAGCCTTGTAGTGCTTATCTGTGATGGTGACTAACCCACCCGAACCTATTCGTATTTTTTGATTCATGATCTATTGAAAGCTGTACCATCGCCACGACTTATAAGTTTTCCGTCACGATAGAGATGATAAAATACAACTGGTGCATGGGCCATTACTATATTTTCTGCCTCGGAGAAAGTATCACACTCTCGTTCTTCTATTTCACTCCACGGAAATATTTTCAACTTGAGAAGGTAACATTTCATATCAATAGCAATCAGGTTCTACTTGTTTCTTTCCACCGGGAAGAAATGGATTGGGAATGCGACACCACAACATGTCACCATATCTATATTTTCCTTCCCGAAATTCATCGGGGTCAACTTCTTCTTGCAACCCCAACTCTTGTTGAGGACTTGGTTGTTTGATTTCAAAGGCAAACTCTTCATTGGATGCACACAACTTACCAGTACCATAATCCTTAGTGACTTCAAGGATAGTCGGGGTATGCTCGCCGAAGTCAGTCCACCAATAGAACCCTACTTCAGTCGGTAACTTTTCTGTGAATACTAGTTTCATATCCATATTTGGGGTATCACACTACCTTCAAGGGTTCTAATATGTTTACACTCATTAAAAGAAACATATCCACTGCCTTCTCTGACTACAAATGAGTTGCCTTCTTTCTTTAACCAGCCGTGGACTATAAAAACATAGTTCATGTTGTTTATATTGTGAACCGAAACAAATTCACCCACGAGTTTATTGAGTTGTTTTTTCATACCACTATGCTCGCAATACTTATGTCATCGGAATGCGTGATGCCCTCTTTCAGACACTTTCTTTTGAATGCCGCAATCCTTCGCAATACAAACTCGCCCTCGGTTGTCTTGTACCCCGTAAACTCGTCCACAAGGTCACGCCAATCAATAGGTTCATTGTCTGCTTTCCTAAAGCTATTGATACCGTCAGAAATGACAGCAATGACATCACCCGCTTGAACATCGGCAGTAAGAGTTAGAGGTTCAAGTGGTGTGCCCGTGGTAATCATACCTTGTTCAGTGAGAGATTCACAAGTGATTTCTTTCCTATTGCCTTCAATATTTTCGTAAGCCTGGCGTCTCAATGGATCAAGGTGATAAGATAGATAGTCGGGAGCACCACTTGTCAAATGAATGTGGGTAACATGGCACCCATCTTTGGTTTTATGAACCAACAATCCATCTCCATATAGATATGCTTTCATTTTCCCATCTCTTACCCACGCCACGAGCAAAGTTGCATCAAGGAATTGAGAATTGAGATACGGAAAGACCTCACGGACCTTCTCCGCATTACTGATACTCAAATGCCCGAATCGCTCGGGAGAAATGATACCGTCATTCATTACATGAAGCCGCAATGTTCTCTTGGCAGACATTGCCAAACAACGGGCACCAAAGTCAACGTCAGAGGATGCAGAACATCCATCAGATACTATGATATAGGCCATGCCTGCAATTTCACCCGAAAGAGCATAATCTTCACAAACGGTGTGGTCCTTACCTATCTGAAATGTGCTATTAGTGTTCATTTGTCTTTGTGATTGCTTGAATGATCTGTGACGTGGATTCGAACTGCATTACGTCGGGGACAATGATAACTTCGGTCCCGTAAGGATTGATAACTGCGTCTGGCTTGAAATCAGAATTCTTGAATAGTACGGTAGGATGAAATGTGCCACAAGCAATTTCCCAATCATGGAGACTTCCCATAATGAAAGTTATGTCCACACATTCCAACGCATTCACAATCATTACTCGTTGGTGCTCTGATATGATGGGTCGGCCCGAACCTTTATTCTTTCGGACAAAATCGTCAGCATCCACACCTACAATCAGTACATCACATAGACGTTTGCATTTCTGTAAGTAAGTCAGATGGAGGGGATGAAATAGGTCGAAGCATCCCGAAGTCAATCCAATGACGGGACTATTGCCAAAGAACTTAAACGAAATCAAGTCCTTATCTCGTGTGCTGCGAATATCTATTATCATATCACCACCAGAGTTTGACACAAAAGAACTCGTCGTCTTTTGTGATACCTTGTTTCTTTAACCACTCCCAACATTGAGCGATAGCTTCTTTGATAGGAGGCGGGTTCTCATAGAACGCTTTCATTGCTGCTGAATCATGGAAACAATTGTTCCAACCACGGCCAATGTGTTCCTCGTACAATTTCTCAAGTCCCCGGTAGCAATCATCATCCCACGGTTCACAATCTTCACCCTCACCCATTTCGGGACACCACGACTCGACGTACTGCTGATACACAATATCGTTGCCTTTACTTTCAACAAGGGCAAAGAATAATGTATAGACAACTGGGGTCACTTCTTTATCGTGAATATCAAAGTATTTGACAAGTTTCATTTCAGCATAATACCAAATGCCGAGGGGCAAGTCAATAAGAAAAAAGGAGTGCCAGTTGCCCAGCACTCCTTTTGGTAGGGTTGGTGGTTCGCTTAGAAAGTGAACTGACCAGCGTTAATCGGAGTGCTCGCCGCACCCGTGCCCAGCGCCGAAGAGGTACTGGAAATGGATTGGGAAACAAACTCTGCCAACTTTGCAATGCGCCCGGGCGAAGCCTTGCCGATGCTGACGTACTGATCGAATCCGCCATCGTCCTTGACGGTCTGGAGATAGGTATTCAAACTAACGTCATCATTGGTAACGCCCACAAGGATAAGCAGAATGCTCTCCAAGTTTTCGGCCCGACGTGCTGCCAGAAGGGCCTTCTTAATAACTGCGGCGTCAACAGAAATGTCGCCACTGTTAATGTTTCCAGTATTACTCTCACCATCAGTCACCACTACCACAATGGCATTGCAAAGGAAATCTTGCGAAGTCAATTGTTTACCATAAGTAGCGGTTGCCTGAATGGCTTCGTCCACCGCATCAAACAGTGCCGTGCTACCTCCGAGTTGGAGAATGTTATCATAATCCTTCTCAGCAATAGACCCAAGCAACTTGAATCCATGTAACTCAGTCAGACGTGAACTAAACTGAGTGAGGCGAAGCATCAGATTGTCACTACGAGGCGACTTTTCACATGCCTTGAAGATGGTCTTCAGGGCTTGTTCCAGTTGCGTAGCAAACGGTTCAACCGAACCGCTTGCATCCATGACAATTGAGGCCAGTGTGTACATATGTGCTCCCAAAGCTTTCACCTTGGTTGCACTGAACTTGTATCCTGAACCAGCCTGTAGCTGTTCGAGGTCTTTGTCTAGTAATCCCATATATTTATATTTGTTGCTGGTTATCTTACGTTAAGGAAGTATTGAATCAAACCTGCAATGATAGCGATCAATACCAATAGGTTTATCATTGCACACGGATCATCGCCGATTCTTTTCAACATTTGCTTAAACACTTTGTTTTACCAATCCCGGGTTGTGGTGATACGCATTCCCTTGGCCATCATCGTCTTCACGAAGTTTTTGCCGAGGGCTTCGCATTGATACACGTTGGACGAAGTATCCTCAAGGAGAGTGAACTTCTTAACGTTATCGGGGCCAAACTGAGTTGCGACATCAGTAACGGTATTGGCCACACAATGGCTCAACGCTTCGCCAGTGATAAGGATTTCATCAGCTTCCTGAAGGGTCTTGATCAACTCAGTGTTGAGCTTAGTGCTAGGGTCACTGTCATCCGGCACGTCGGCTTGAACGCCAGAGTAATGTTCAGTAAACAGATTGCTTCCCTTGGCCACGAAACCAACCCGATTGTAGGTGGCATCTTCCCACGCATACAACGCATTGGCGACGAGAAGGACGATACCGCTGACTATCAGTTTGATTGGATTGTTACTCATATTGCTGTTTGTTTCTTTTGGTTGACTTATTTCTTGTGTGCTATATCCGTAGTTGAAACCTAGATTGTCCAGATTACGACTTCGGGGGATTTGTGGTGATTTTCGAGGCGTTGGCACTTGGAGATTCCTCCTGAGTTGGTTCTGTTGGTTCTGTTGGTGGTTTACTACGGATAAATGATATTGTCCAGTAGGCAAACCAACAAACACCTATGGCAGATACCATAAACCATACGTTTCGGAGAGGGCGGATACCTTCACCAACTGCGATGAAGAGTAGCAACCAAATAACTCCTAAAATACAGAGAATGCTGAATTTTTTGTCTTTCATATGCTTACGCTACTTTCTGCTTGTTTATGTGATGGTTATCAACTGCTGCGAATTGCTTGTTGTTCATAATGGCAGCAATCTCGTTCAGCGACAACGGTTTCTTGTATCCATCCCAACCAACATCCAGTATCTTTCCATAAAGGTTATCGGCCTTGGTCAATGGACATCCATAGTGAGAATGGCCACAAAGCATCCATGCTCCATGCGCCATTTCATTCCAAATGTAAATGGGATAATGCATCAACACGACGTATTGACCATTGAGAACCATTTCTGCATAGTACCCCCAGTGAACAATGTTTTTGTACTTGAAGGGATATGTTTCCACATCGTACATGCGACCATTCATTGATATAGTCGGCATCGCCTTCCGAAAGATAGCCTTCTCATGTGGGTTGTTATGATTGCCCCATATGCACCATATGTTCTGGCAATTGAATCGTGCCAAATAAGCATCAAATTGTTCCAATGTGGTGTTAAGACAGAAATCACCGAGGAACAACAGAATGTCATTCGGGCGCACAAGAGCATTGACAGAATCAATAACTCCCGTATCGTGCGACTGAACATCGGTGAATCCACGAGCTTGCCATACAAAATCCCTCTGGTGTCCCAGATGGAAATCTGAGCTAACATAGATTTTCTGTTCTTCGGATTCTCTGATATTCAATAACATATTCTTAAAACTTGTTCGTTTTCAAAACTTGCACTTCGGCTTCCAGTTTTTGGATGCGCTCAGTCAATGGTTTGATTTCTGCTTGGATAAGCGGCCCATATTCCCACTTATAATTGATATACCGCTCAAGCTTCCATCCGCCGATGGCTACAGCAACGACAATACACAAAACTGCTAAGATTCCGAGGATGTCTTTCATATTCTTATTGCTTTCCGAGGTTTACCATGTGTTTGTACACCAGAGATGTCAATTCCGCATCATACAACGCATCGTGCAACTTCTCTGGCAGAATGTTACATCCAAAATATTTTGCCAACGCCTGAACGCTTCCATCGGTATCTTGAGGCATCTTACCACAAGCACGGAGAAATTGCAAGACAACACTGGTGTCAATGTAGTGATAGGTACAAAACTGCTCCCACGAACCTTCAGAGATCAGTTTGTCTAAGATATGCTGAATATCTCCCTTCACACCATGACCTACAGGAGTCAGTCGGCAACCAGCACCATGCGCCTTTAGAAAATCGTACAGCAGAGGCTTGGCTTGTTTATATGGCAAAGCAACCCTATCGTGTTCTTGCAAGTTGATCTTGTTAACCAACATGCCTTGCCCGCTGACAATGTAATCTCCATCATCTGGCTTTACTTTGAGGTACACTGACCCAAGGACTTTGAACTGGTCATCAGTAACAATGAAAGCGGCAGTAAGCAAGGAGTACTTCAAGTCTCTACCGCCCATTTCACAGTCAAGATGGAGATATTTAATCATTGTGCCGCACATTATAGCTGATTGGAGTTAAATGTCAAGCTCTTTTGATGAATCTCTTTATCTTGGCCTTTTTCCACCATGCCAACACTTCTTTGGAATATTTAATGTCATCACTCGATGCCGCCTCGCTAATCACGTCTTTCACCCCGATACCTCTTTCTACATCTTGAAACTTCAATATACCTATCTTCACGAAGTTAGTTGGATGTTTCAACCATCCTTCGTTTGTCACCCTAGAATCAAATACGTTTTTTGGCCGATGCGCTTCGACGGGTGATTTTGTACGATAAATTGTACAAACTGTAGCCATGTAATAGGGGATTGCCGTAATACATTGCTCTACAGTTGGTGCAACACAAATGCGTTTACCTCTCGGCTCGTCACCACTACGATTGGATGCTTCATCTTCTCCCCAAGGGATAAGACGAATGTGTTTTCCTTTCAAGGTTGTTGAAACATGATACCAATACTTTCTACGATTGTAGAGAGACTTCTTCTGTGGAGTTTGTGACGGCATATAGACATAGTTTCTATGGGTGGAGTGGCAGAGCACCCACCAGTGCTTCTTTATCGGTACTGTTGCTGTCAACGAACAAGTAGCCGCAAGTGAGTTCTTTTCTGAAAAGAGTCACCAGACCATTAGATTGAAAAACTGGGTCGGCAGTAAAAGTACTTGAATGTACCAACTGTGCCACTTCGGAATCCATTGAGTATTTGTATGTGGGATCAAATACCAATTCCGCAGGAACCCCTATGTGCTTCGCTTCCCTTACAATACGAAAAATGTCAGACTTGCTTGCTGAGAGACAAATAGTTGTACCAAACCCATTGGCATCTTTTTGCCATGTTCGAACATCAGCACACTTACCATGCTCATGTATAAACTGGTTGGCAGCGTGAGCCGCCTGGGCCATTGCTCGGCCAGGATTCATTGACGGAAGATCATTCCGCATCAAAATATACAATCGGTATGATGTTTTGGTCATAAGTTTATCGGTCTCCCACCATACAGTTGTTAGGATCAATCTGGGCATAGTTGGGACAACCTTTGCCCGTCCACCCATTGTAAGTGATGGTCACTTTTTGACCAATCCACTTATCCTTCTCTTGGAGAATCTTGGCCAAAGTCTCACGCCCACCTTTGAAGGTAGCATTGAATACTTTGCCATTGTCCATGCGGACAGAAGCAGTTTTTCCTGTACCTCCCCAGTTACCAGAGCCGGGATCAATGACATCAAGAATGACGATTTCCATATCTTCGTATGGCTTGAGTTTGATCAAGTCGTTGGTACGGAAGTGCTGGTACGGCGCACTGGCATTGCGAAGGATTGCTCCCTCGTATCCGTCTTCAATGAAGTCACCATAGAGTTCCTTTGCCTCTTCCATTGTCTTAGACATGAAGTAAGGAACTACGACAATGTAAGGTACATTTTTCAACAGCACCTTCAATGCTTCACGTCGCAATGCACAGGGAGTATTCTCCGTGACAAGATTTCCCGCAACCATACCCATTATGGGAATCCCGCTATCCATAACCTTGATGTTCTCGGGGCATTCAAACCCATATCCATCATACACATAGTAGCGGACAACACGTTCGCTTTCGGCCAGCAATTCGGGAGTAATCTTATGGTCCGCAGTGGTACGGACAATGTGGATAAGTTCATTCAACTTATGACGATACTCGTGGTTGTACAACTCTCCGTCCAATACCAAGGTCGGGATTTTCTCAAACAATGGAGTGAGAGCATCATAGATATGAGGGGCAGTTTTGATTTCCTCACCTTTGCGAGAATACGGGCCAACGACCGAAGCCACCTGACGCATTCCATTGTACTTGCGGTCAAGCATTACAGGAAGCACCACATAAGGAGTGCGGTCAATGATGATGGTTTTCTTGGTTTTCTTATCTGTTTTCTTGCTGATAAGAGGATAGGCAAGCATTGGCTCAATGAAAGACAATGGCTTGTCAATGTCCTTCACGTCCTCAAAATATCCACCCGACTTAAGTTTCTTCTTCCACTTGCTATCCGCTTCGGCATTGGCTTGTTGTTCATCCGTTGTTTCATTGGATTGACCACGGTTTTTGCCTTCGCAGATGGTCCACGCAGAAGTCGTTTTAGCTCCAGTTTCTTGTCCAGTAATAGTACGAAACTTGTTACCCTCAATCTCAATGTCCCACGTAAGGACAGCACCCGTTTTGGCACGAGCATAGAGTGTGGGCAACTGAAATGTGAACAGTGATGTTTGATTCATGGTGTGCAGTTTACTCCATTCCAGGAAAAAGTCAAGTACCATCTCACTTTGTATTATCCTCTGCATCAACATCTTGGAAACCAGCAAACCCCACCGATTTTGGTTTATCTTCAGTGTTACCTTCTCGACGGATTTTATACAAGTCCTTGATAAGGGTTGCATATTCTTTTTCTACACTGACATCGTAACAAACAAATACTGTGACGTAGGATTGTACTATTTTATGCTCGATCCACACATAGAAAGCCGCCTCAATATGCATCGTCGGTGAAATTTGATAAATAACTCTCTGAAACCCATCCTCTACTTTGACGGGGGCATTGTATGTGACACAAAACTCTTTGTACTTCTTAGCAAACTTTACGGGGTCAACCAAAAAGATTACTCGTCTTAATTTCAAGTTTTCCATATCACGCAACCATTTCCCACTTGGTAGAAATGAAAACTTTCTCAAGTAATCATCAAACGAAGTAACCGTGTATTGGTGGACTAAATGAGGAGCTACGTCCTCATACCAGTAATCGTGAATTTGATTTAATTGATTGTAATTCATAATAAGGTGCTAATAATACAACATCGCCGTTTGAGTCTGCCCGAACCACCCACTCGTTTATATCGTGTGATACTTTGAATGGAAATGTTTTATCTTTCAAAATTTCTTTCAAACGTTGATGGGCAATTTTTTTGAGAAGAGATATAGTCAGACTATCCATATCCTTCAGAAGAATAAGTTTGCTGGTAGATTTCATTTGGGTTCTTCTATTCTAAAATGTCGCTTTGCTTCCGGTGGAAGAGCTTCATAAGTTTCCATCAGCAAATCTTGTGTGGTATAGGGAGAGAGAGGAATGATAATAACCTTGAGCACCTGCATTACTTCATCAGGAGTAGCATTTGGCTGCGGTGAAAAGATTAGTTGTTTCATATTACCTGCGATAGTGTCTGGAAGCAAATGTAACTTTTCTCGTAGCACCGAGGGTCTTAATTTCGACTGATTGTAAACGCTCAAAGTAACCTTTCCAAGTACCAGTATAGATTTGTTCTTCTCTATTGGCAACTGGAAGATGAACTTTAAGAGGTTCGTGCTTCCACTCTTGTTTTTCCTGATATGCCTTGTAATCCTTTTCAATAGCAGCAAGTATTATTTCAGCGTCTTCCATATGTTTGACGAAAGAAACAAGTAAAAGACAGTTATCTTCACAATGGAAAGAATCGCCCGAGGAATGGAAGGCACAAATCAAATGCCAATCACCCGAAGGTTTTTCATTCAATACAAAATCCCATCCACTTTTTTCATCTACCACTTCAAATCCCTGAATGTCATGCTCGTGGGAAATATCATCGTTATCCCATTCATCATTGGGGTCTCGATCACGAGTAACATTTTCGCTATGTGTGCGAATGATTTTGACGTGAAATTGTGGCAATGTGGAAATTTCAGTTTTTATTTTCATGATGGGTAATCTGTTAGATGTAAAAGGTATCCTATTGTCACACCATAACTACTTCTTTCGTCAAATCGTCTCCACGATGGAATGTAAAGAGAATAATGAAATCTTTCACCCAAAAGTCCCACGGACATCTTACATTGCTTCGGGTTGACCTTGGCAATCTTGGCATACGCTCTAAACTCCCGAACCGCTTTACTCATTGGAGAGTCGGGGGTTTTCAGTTCTTTTCTGATTAGTGAGCCAATAGTGGTTTTCATATTACTTCCACTTCATATTCTTTGGTTTTTCGATTAAAGGAAATTTTACCTTGTTTATAAAGCTCATATCCAATTTTTTGAAGTGACATATGTGTTTTTCGGTGATGTTCATTAGAAGTAATTAGAGCAAGATTGCCAACCATATTATTCCGTCTATTTCCATCAATATGATGGACACATTCATTTTTATTTAGTTTTCGTCCCAATGACTTTTCCATTACAACAATATGTTCTGGGCGATAGTTATCCCATCCACTATTTCTATGAGTGGACCCGCTTTTAACTAATACCATTACATACCCCCCGCTGTTGACATATCTTCCTCCATTCCAGCAAGCACTGTTTTCTCGCTGCAAGGATAGAAAACTTTTACCTTTTTTTGAAGTAGATTTCCCCCTCTTCTTTTTACCTTCAATCTTGTTGTTACAACCTTTACATTTATGTGATATGCTTTTGCAAAGGTTGTATTTATCCGATGTGCCTTTGTCGCCACAAATATCACATTTGTATTCCCACTTTATTCGCTTGCGTCCATCCTTTGATGTATAGTAAAATTCTCTAATAAACATAATTGTTATCCTCCACTAATAAATATATGTAGAATAACGAAAATGTCATATATTTTCACCTAAATCCAACACATTCCATTTGTAGCGATCATATGCAGCTACAGTCCACGGATAAATCTCTTTAGTAATATCATACATTGCTTTGGCATATTGTTGAATTTCCCATTGGGCGTGACTATCCAATCGAAGCGTAAAGAAATGTGTTAAATTGTGTAAATCCCAATTGGAATAAATTTCGGTATAAAGGTTTTGAGGAAGAATCATTCGGGCCATTTCTCTTGCTACACCATATCCAATTAAATATTGATAGTGGTCATAGGAATACTTACACAATCCTGATACCATCTCCTTAATTTTATCGTGTGGTAAACCTTCATCCGTCACACTTCCTTGTTTATTCCTATCATCTTGTTTTCGCCATTCGTTGGGTACATAAAATTCTTCGGTCATTTCGGTGTATCTGGCAGACACCTGATTTAATCGTTGCGTTCTATGTCGTACCATTTGACCTTGTACAAACAATGGAAGTTTAATGTCAAACGTAATGTTACATTGCTCGAACGGGCTGGTATGTTTATTTTTCCATAAATATTCCAGCAATTTCTTATCTTGTTCCTTTCCCTTGGAAGGTGATTTGTAGGAAATGCGTGCTGCCTCACAAATACGCTCGTCAGACCCCATATGGTCAATGTACCTTACGAACCCGTGGTCCAAAACTGGAATGGTATATCCTTTATTCATTGCTCTCTTTCGCCTGCTGCTTAATTACCGAAATCAAATAGGTAATGAAGGACGTATCAAACAATCCCCATCCCCCTTTCAGTGCATCTTCCCAAGTGCCTTCTATGTTACCGGCTTGGGATTCTTGCTTCCATTCCCGGTATTGACTCCTTGCATATCCCTTTCCCATTGACTCTATGACTGCTTGTAGTTCTTTCCCCGAAAACATACGAAGCTCTTCTTCGTACACATCATTACATCCGCAGTCAGAACGGGTGTCGGAGACTTCCTCCAATATTTCAACGAGAAGGTTATACTGTTTCGGTGTTAAAGTCAAGTTAATATTCTTCATAGGGTAAATTTTCTACTCGCATGATCAAAGTATTCTTCATGCGAAAATGCAGTTTTATTGAAGTTCACGGTCTGTGCCTCTTCTTCCTTTTTGCCAATGATAACAATGTTACTGATACCTTTGGAAAACAGTTTGGCCATCGCTTCTTTTAGATTATTGGGCATCTCAATGATGGTTGGATAAACATGAACACGTCGTTTCGACTCTGAAACGATAAGATCGAAATAATCCTTCCCTCCCCCAATCCAAATCATTCCCATATTGAAGGGCTGAAGATGTTCGTGAAGACAATCGTTTTCCAAAAGAATAGCCAAGAATCTTTCCAAAGACCCAAGCAATGCCCGATGAATTAGCACCGGCACTTGCTGACTTCCATCGTTGTCAATGAAATGTAGATCGAAGCGTTTAGGTAGATTGAAATCCAGTTGAATGGTACCCAGTTGCCACTCTCTGCCCATCGCATCTTTGGCAGCAAAATCAATCTTTGGTCCATAGAAGGCCGCACCGCCAACATCCATCTGGTAATCGTCTCCAAAGTTCTTGTAGCATACCGAGCGCATAACATCTTCAGCAGCACCCCAAGAAGCACCATCACCGATATACTTCTCTTTATTGTCTCCCCGCTTGGAGTACTTGGCAACCACTTTCAATCCAAACTTCTCACAGATAATACGCACCAGTACAATACACTCTTCCATTACTTCATGTATCTGGTTCATCATACAGAAGAGATGTCCATCATCCTGAGTAAAGGAGCGGAGACGTAGCAATCCGTTGAGAGCACCCGAATCTTCATTGCGATATACTTGCCCAAACTCATAGAACTTGACGGGTAGTTCCTTATAGGATACCACACCCATATCCTTGTAAGCCATGATATGAAACGGGCAGTTCATTGGTTTTAGAACAAAACGATCATAAGGATTGGGTTGCCCATCTTTGACGTGTTCATAAATAAGAGGGAACATTGACTCCTTGTAATAAGGATAATGCCCACTCTTCTCAAACAGAGCCAAGTTTCCAATATGCGGTGTCGCCAGCGGCGTATAGTTTCTTTCCAGAAGGAGTTTCTCAATGTAATCAGCCAATCGCTTCTTGGCAATTGCTCCGTTTTTGGTCAGGACTGGAAGTCCTTGGCCAATCAAAGGGTCGGTGAAGTAAAAGTTTTTATTACTCATAGGTATCTTATATTGTAGGCATTGGCCAATTTTTCTGCTTCTATGGCACATTCATCATACGTGTCGTAATTCCAATTTTCCAATCGTTCGATTGGTCCTGCGTCATCCGCAAGACAAATATAAAACCCACACATTCCTCTTGATACTGTGATAAACGGCGTCATTGGTATATCGTTGGGAAATCCGTTTTTAGTTTCTCATATGCTTCTCGGTCATTCCATAACAAAGCATTTGATGCCATCGTGGCATATGGCTCAACACAATTAGCCATAACAAACTCCAAGAAAGCCGATTCCTTCTTGCCAAACTTGGTCTTATCCTCAATGTGGACATAGTTCAACAAAGCATCCACTATGAGTTTTGCTTCGTACTTGTCCTTGGCACGGGCAATGATTTCTTCTTGCCCTTCGGGGCCTTTCCAAACAGCTACTTCCTTGCCATTCCATCCATCTTCAATGAAAGCCCAGAAGTGATCGTTGCCATATTTAGTTGATGTCATATTTTAAGCCAAACCCTTCGCCTTCTTAAGTATTTCATAAGGTATCAATTCGTAATCATAATCTTCTATTATGTTAGGGGTTTCCCAAGCGGCAAACTCATTACAAGTGACGACTTTATAGACACCATCCTCACACTCATCGAGGTTGGTAATGCGCTTTACAGTTTCACTTACCCCACCATTGGAACAGTCCTCGTCAAGAATGTTGTACCCTTGGCACTGCTTTCGCAAATAGCGAAGGGTCTTCTTGATATGAACACCATTGCCATCACTCCATGCCGAAGTAGTCAAACGAACAACACATAGGGGACGTGGTTCTTTAGATTTCGCTTCCTCTTGAAGTGCGTCAGTCCAAATGTCGGTGCCGTAAGTCATACTAAACTTTCATACAGGATATTGAGGAATCATGCCAAGGAGTTTTTCCTTGTTCTCAGTGAACTTCCAAGCACCCTTGGATACCCAACGTGTTCTCACTGGGAGATTTGGTTCAGTGCATTTTGGAGTATGAGCAAGATACTCATCCTTAACAATCAATCCACCATTTTTCTCCCTATCGGAGTAATCGGTTGCCCAGTTTACATTCTTTTGCTGGTGCATCATTTCGTGCATATCACTGGTGGACTTGCCTTGAAGCTCCTTGTGAGAGAATAAAGACTGAGCCACCATAGATACACTGTTACGAGAGCAATCTTGATTGCGCCAGATGAAATAGTTCATTACTTCAATACGGTCAGGAATAGTGAACACACGGGCATCAAAGTATGCCATTGGAACTTCAATCTGCGTAATATCATCAGTCAGTGAACATCCACACGATGTCAGTTTTCGCTTTATACGAAGACGATTGAACTCCGCAGTCATAATGGATGCGGCCACAGAGCACATTTTCTGTAGATTGCCGTCAAACCACGCACAGGTGGAAGGGTCAGCAAAGTCAGTCAAAAGTACACTAATCTCGTCTGACTGCGTGTAGGCAAACACAGCACCTTGTAACTCAGGAAGCATAGCGATGATGGCTGAGTCAATATCCTCAAAGAGAGCCTTGTCAAAGGGTTTCTGCAATCCACGGGCGTACGTGTGAAATGCTTTGCCATCCAGACGAATGATTGTGTATGTGCGGCGAGGAAGTAAGAACCGAGTGCGGTCTTCGTATTGTCCTTTCATCCTGTCTCCGAGATTGTCTTGCATAAGTGTAGAGATTATTGCCATGTAAGATACCAGATAGCTCAGCAAAAGTCAACAATATCGTCTCGATTAAAGTCTCTCATAATCAAATATAGTTACCATCTGATTTTCGTTCATCACTTGTTCGTGCCAATATTTCCACAAATCTTTCATACTACCATTCCATAGTATTGTAGCTTCTTCCTCCGTCAATTCCATACAAAAGTTACATGGAGGCATTGTATGACAGCTACAACCCATTTCTTTTAATTCATCGCTCATACACTGCGACACCTACCGCCTCTATTCCAGAACCATTGAATAAAAGCGTTAGGAGCTATATTCGTCCTCGCTCCCAATCCTTTCAATGGATCGGCGACAACAGTATCTTTACCATAAGACTCCTTGAAGGATTGGAATACATTCACCGCCCTGGCTAACAAATCTTCCTTCAAACAAAGTTCATCACAAAGCATGAAGTTTTTGTATCCAATGTCCACTAACCACGCCATTTCGTGAAAATCAGCACATGAGGGCACTGGGTCAGTAATCACCGATAACAGTATCCGTGATCCTACCACAGCTTGAGGGTCTTTGTCAATGATTAACTTCACTGCCGCCAAGATTTCGTGTGGCTTATCCACTTCCACATACAAATCCCCACGAGCGGCAACCAAATTGATATTTGGCTTCTTTTTGAAATCATTGGCCACGTAATGCAACCCAGCCTTGTTTTCAATCTTTAGGTTGATTATTGCATCATCCCCCACTAGTTCAACAAACTCGTCCACGTCTCTCTGATTCTCAACGTAAGACAGAAACCAGTGTTTGAACCCTGCCGCTTTAACCTTTTCAATCTTTTCCAGTTCTACAGGAACAAACTGAGGGCCACTGACAACGAGACTTTCATCACGGATATGAAGAGACTCGCCTTCTTTGACCATGTATTTAGGCCCACCAAGGAACTTCAAACGATAACCACCATCGGTGACTTCATGCAACAAGGCGACATCCGCCCCGGCTTTGAAAAGAACCGGGGTCGGAGTGTCAACCTGAATCGGATGATTGATACGGATATCCAAGTATTCATTGTTGAGGAATACTTTCGTAATTCTAAGCTGCCGCCCTTTAATGTCATAATAGAGCGGCGTATCAATACGCATCTTCTTAATCTTTGCCAGTTCCTCGTCCAGTTCCACCATATTCATCATAGCACTGTTCAAACGAATGCTAGCTATGCGCTCGTCGTGAACGAATGTAGGGAAATGTGGGAAACTAGGCCACAAAGTTACTGACAGATTAAGGTCTTTCATATTACATTAACAATGTTGCCCGCATCCATATGAACATTTGTTTCCAGTTACGGCGTTGCATGTGCTTTGTTACCGTCATTCCCGCCGCATATCGTCGCCACATCCATAAACAGAGTGGCGACGACGGAGCGTGGCGGAATAACCAAAGGTAAAGAGCCATGTTAGATCAAGGGTTTGACCAACTTGGAACTTCCATCCCCAATCTTCTTCATACTTTTGCGAAGGACGGATTTGCCCGCTCCACTCGTGGCTCGCACAGCATCGGGAATCTTGTGAATAGTCGCCAGCGACTTGTACACAGCCTTGACTTGATCAGTAGTCTGACGGTCCTCAAGCTCGTGTTCAAAGTATGCAATACGACCAGTTTCCTTGGCGAGAATACCAAAGATAACATCCACAACACGGCTGGCTTCGGGCAAGTTGGAGATATGGTCATCACCAATGAGCCGTGCCCAGTGTGCCGAAATGCGACGATCTTCCTCACTCAACGTATTCCCAGAGGAACTTCCATAGGGCTTACGGATGACGTACACCGAGTACTTATCTTTAAGCTGTTTGAAGACTGCCTCGGTAGAGAGCGACCTTTGAAGGTCTATGCCAAGCAACTTTTTGGCGTGGTCGGGTGAAATAGTATCATAACACTGTTCATCACCTATGAAGATAATGACAGGTTTGACTGCCTTGGGCATTTCCACCTTTTGAGCGGCGAACAAAGCCGCCAACTCATAGGTTTCTGTGGTCTGTCCACCACCCCCGCCCTCGATCACCAACTCTTTGAGTCGGTCTTTAAGCTCAAGCCCCTTTGCGAAGGGACGCACTTGCAAAGGATACTTTTCATTGCTGCAATAGGCATCCCCGATTGCCATAAAGCAAATCTCAAAATCATCGCCCAAGTACTCTTTGCCTTCGTTTTCAAGGTAAGGAAGCTTAGAGAAAATTGTTGCGGGCCAGTCGCCCATAGACCCCGTTTCATCCACGACAATGATAAGCGGAGCAGAGCTATTGGTTTTGACGTTTTCCGCAATAAGGTCTTTAGTACCTTTACCTGCGGCGACGGCATCGCTATAACTTCGGCCCACATAAGCATCGTAGGTTGCACGAGCACTTTTGAAGTCGTGTCCTTTCCAGACACCCGGATTGTAATCGCCTGATTCTGACATATGTTTTTGTTTTGTTAACTAACTCCAGCGATGGGTTTCATGCCTGAACGATGGCGTCCAAACACTTTCTTTCGCAACTCCACAATAGTATCACAAAGATCCTCTTTGCCATACTGAGGTCTGGAGTTTACATCTCGTGCAATCAATCGCTTAATGAAAGCACAAAGTTCATCGGGGACATCACTGGGTACTTGCTTTCGCTCTACGTACTCGGGACCACCCGATAAAGCATAAATCATCGTCATTCCAAGACTGTAGTAATCAGACTCAGGAATGAGCGGTCTGCCCGCAATCTCTTCGGGAGGGGCAAAGTAAGGAGTAAATCCTTTTGCTTCGGAAGCACTTGAAGGCTTGACCAAGGAAAGACCAAAATCCACCAAGACCGCCATGTGCCGATCTTCTTGCACAATGATATTCTGGGGCTTCAAATCTCCGTGAATGACACCGTGGCGATGGATATAGTTAAGAGCATTCAGAATACGCTCAGTAATCCAAGCAACGGTTTCTGGCTCCAATGCACCGACTCGCTTGACTTCCTTTTCCAAAGTTAGACCGGGAATATAGCTCATAACAAGCAGCACCCGACCGTCATCTAACTGTATCAAATCACGCATAGCAGGAAGGGCATAATGACGCAAATCCCACAGTACTTTACACTCTTCAATAAGCATTCCAGTGTCGGCGAGAGAAACATTGGAGCAGTCTTTGATGCAAACCAACTCTTTGAGAATGGAATGCTGTGCTTTGTAGGTACGTCCAAATCCGCCTTCGGCAATGATTTCCTGTACCTTGTACGGCCCAATCATCTTGCCAGCACCCGGACTACGCTCTCGGTCAAACTCCTTACGCTTGCGAGGGTCAGTCAAAGTATCGTGGGCTTCATTGAGATCACGAGCAACAACACCAACCGTAGCGTGGTCAACGTCGGGATGATGTTGTTTCATCAGAGCATGGTACGCCGCAGTAATCACTTCGGGTCTAGCTCGGGGATTAACTTCAAGAACCTGATACCAATCTGTCTTAATCATGGCACACATTCTAAACTACGAAGGCCAACTTGTCAAGACCTTATTTTATCAAGTCTCTAACATCTTATTTTCTGGTGAGTTGTTTGACAAGACAATTAGGAATGACAATTTTATATTTATCCTTCTTTTTAGGAGGAAGTTCAACGTATTTACCCGCCTTCACTTCTTTCATTGCCTTTTTTATTTTGCCTTCGATTTTTTTCACCTGCACGTCAACCGTTTTCTCGGTCCATCCGTAGAAGGTAAGTTCCCACAGGATTTCAGCAGCTAATTGCTCATAGGAAAACTCACCATCATTCACCACGGGAGTATCAATGATTTTGCTCCACGAAGTAAACCCCATCGCAAACGTTTTATTATACTTATTGAGATTGCAGTTGTAATGCTTGGGCGGCATGTTCTTGTTTCCACCCCAAGGTTTGTATCCCTTGGGTGGAGCAACATGCTTGGGATTGAGAAAACAAACATCAGGGTACTTATGATGATCGTACCAGTCCTCACTCCACTTTACGAGGATAGGCAAGTGATATTTTCGTGTCTGGGGCTTATCCAACAATTCATTAACAACTTTCCTATATGAAAAAGTCGTCTGCTCCATTGTAGGACGCCTTGCGATGTCCTTGCTATCCTTCTTATTGATTAGAACGAATACCTTATCAAGGTCAACCGATTTAAGTAGTTGTCGCAGAGTCATTTGCGTATTTGATGGTTATTTGATTTCACCCGCCACTTCGAGATATTCAAAATCTATTTTCCTGGCTTGCATATGAGCATAATGCTGTTTGACATACGCCTCAAACTTGACCTTTGCATTTTCGGTAGAAACGCCACGAACCAATGCTGAAAGGGTTTCATTAAACGGACCTGAAATCCCCTCCACACGAACGCTAATCTTTGCTTTGATGTAGTATAAATCCATAAGAGTACAAGGTAACAGATGTAAGTGAAAATGTCAAGGAGTATTATCGTCCTCCAAACGCTTCATCATCTTGGATACCGTATCAAACCCGTGGCGAAACGCTCGGTAACGAGCAATAATGACGTTTTTGGTATAAGTACGAATATCAGGACTGAGGTTCACCTTTATGTCCACCCTATTCAATGTGTAATCACGCAACAAATCCATACACAGTCTCACCGTGCTAGGATTTTTTGCTTGAGTAACCAACAACAAGTGATTGGTATAGGTGCTGAGAAGGGTTGAGACTTTTCTGCGGGCTGAAGGATTATTTTCCAGTAGTTCTTCCAGCCGTTCAGCGGATAGCGATTTTCCAAATGTATTTTTCATTGTTTTCGACTCAGTAAATTTTTATTCGTCTGTCTTGAGGTCTTTGTTTTCATAAGGCAGTTTGTGAGTGAATGGAAAATGTTCAGCATTTCCATTGAAAGGAAACTGATAGGGATGTTTGATGTCGTGTTTTCGCAACGGAGTCATCAACTCATACTTTTCACCCTCTTGAAGTTGCAATACAAAAAACTCACAGTTCTTTGGATTGGCCCACGATTCAAACTCTTCCACTGAGCAATGAAACCATCGCATGATAAACAGGCGCATCGTCATTCCGTGTGTTACCACAATGGCATTGCGAGGAAACTCTTTCTTCTTGAAATCACGGTACATTGTGCCCATGAAATCACTCACCCGATCAAAGGTATCCGCACAGGATTCTCCGCCATTGAAACGATAGTAGAAATGACCATAACTATCACGTTCTGCTTCATCCACTGGACGAGATACCGAGCGGCTCCACTCTTGTTCTCGCAAGCGAGGGTCTTCATAATATCTAACCTTACTGGAAGAAAGCTGCTTTTTGATAGCAAGGTAAGTCTGACGAGTGCGCCAGAAGGGAGAGACATAGAACTGAATGGATTGATGTGGGAATCCAATGATAGAGTGGATTTTGGACCCCGCCTCTTCTGCTTGTTGTTGCCCAAGTTCGGTCAACTGCAAAGCATAATCAGGAAGCGTTTGGTAAATGTTTCGGTCCACGTTGCCCTGTGATTGTCCGTGGCGCAGTAATATGATAAGTTGTGGCTTCATAATAAATCCTTTCGGAAATCAACAACCATTTGGCAATATCTCGCAAATTCTTTTTCTGTTAAATCCTGTTTCATAGTATTTATGAACTTATGCACCCATTGAACATTGCCAATGGTATATCCCTTGGAACTATCTATTCTATCCAATGATGCGGTTCCGTTAGTACTTCGCAAACATTTGTTGAATTCGAGTAATTCGCCAGTCAATGCACATCTTCGATTTTGCTTTTCAAAAATACTCCACATTTCTTCGATAGTCAAATCAAATGGAAGATTTCTCTTTTTTGCACTTCGTTTCACAACACTGAAATAAGCACCAGATATTTCCTTATATCCTTTCCAATGTGGATGCTTATCCTGTAATACTAAATGACTACACCCACATGTTCTGACCGTGTGACCTGTAAGATGAGAATGTTTAACTACAGTTTCAGTTCCACAATCACATTTACATTTCCAATATTGATGTCCATTTTTGATGTGGTCTAAAACAATAACTTTCAAGTGTCCATAGACATTACCACTTAAATTTTGCTTCTTTTTCGATGGTAAGTGACGAGAACAATTAACACATAAAGCATTGGTATTTATTGCCCTTTTCAAATGATATTCATCTGAATACACTTGCTTATGTTTGCAAAGCGGACAGGTTTTAGAATATTCCTTCATATGGTATAAATATACCACACCAATGAAAATAGATGATTTTATTTATCAGACACGGACATTTCATTGCTTATCTAGGTAGTTGACTATCGTTTCCAGATGACAGCGGTGTGACTTACATTTGGGATTTCCACAGTGGGGAAGACATCTACACCAGCAACCAAGTTTTCGTCCCTTCAACGCCAATATCTTAGCACGAAACTCAGGATTCTGCAACTTTTTATAGAAGTAGGGAACGAACTTTTCACAACATTCGTCTCGTGTGATGCCAAGGCGATCATGGGAGAAGGGGTTGCCAAAAAGAGAACCACGTCCACAGTTGACTTCGGCTTGGTGATGCCGAAGGTTGACTATGGACGTGGTTTGATTATTCACGTTGTTCTTCCGCAGATTACGCCTCAACGGCCCGCAACTGAATGCGGGACTTGAGAATGTAATTCTTCAACCAACTCACGTCACCCTTGACAGGGTTTCGCTTGAGGGAGAAGGCGGTGAAGGACATACCCGCATAGGGGCCAGTCCAGCGTCCATTAGAACGATAGAACAAACCGAATCTCTGTTGTTTTGATTTTGTCATAACTGTATTTCTGTTTGATTTGAACTGATTTCAGTTTTCTCCACTATGGAGACTTAGTAGAGAGTAGCTTATCACACGACGGGGGGGTTTGTCAATACCAAACGCAGCGTTAATACGTGGGGGTGTCGTCCATGTAAAATCATACTCTCCAGCAGTGTTTGAAAACACCAGAGAAATTGACTTTGGACTATGAATGATTCGCTGAGAGAATGTAACAGTACATCGTTTGAAATGCCTCGACCAAAATGAATGTGTATTCATATTTGACCAGCATTTCCACCGCTCTTCAATGAACGGAAACCCAATACTTTCACCAAGGGCTTTGAGATAACCTAATTGATTAAGTGTGAAGTTTCCTTTGTCATCAGCCGCCAGAACCTTTACCTTTTCAATTCCTTTGCCTTGACCATCGGCTTGAGTTTCAATGTGCTGTTTGCGAAGTTCACGGTATTCACAAAGGTATTTGGAATGGTCCAACAGGTTATGAGTTTTGAATATAAACATTTCTTCTAAAGAAGGAAACGCCGTGTATATCCAATGCCGAACCGAATGACCGTAATTCCAATTGTTATTGCTAACCCCATCGGCTTGAAGTATGTAGTCTTTTTGAGCATCCGTAAAAGATGCTATATCATATTCAAAAAGCCACAAAAACCATAACGTGGTGTTGAGGGGATACTTATATGAAAAACTTTTCTTGGGATCCTTATCCTTAACAACTACCGAATACATGTCATTGATGTGAATTCCCTGTGGGTGATACGACGACGCCACACTATTTTTTTTAGAATACGACGTGATGTGATGTCCCACTGAAACGACAGAGGGAAGTTTTATATCTACATCTATGTACTTAAGCTCATTTCTATCACAGTCGGATGAAACAACTAATTGACGGTTATTGTAAAATCCTCGTACAGTTGCTCCCATATTAGTGAGATACAACCCCGACATCCATCCATCGGCATCTGGACCAATTACAATGTCACATCCTTTACCGTTTTTGAGGTCTTGCAACCATGGCCTACTCGCTAGAATTTGTGTTTGAGTTATCATTGATTTGAATTAAGGTTTCTTTTGTTAAAGTTTCAAACTGTTTAAGTATAGATTTCTTCTCGTCTTCTGTGAGATTGCTGTCCATAAGGTCAATGACTGTTTGGCAGATGCCACCCGCTTTGGCAGTCAATGCATCGGCATCATCCATTACCGGAGAGATGGCGAGCGGTTCCTTCAACTGAGCGTATGCCTCGGCAATTCTCTTTTCGGAAATCTCAGTAATGTAGTTCTGAGATATGTCAAACCCCATAAATGACTTATTAAGCTTTATCGCTGCCACAGCGGTTGATCCGCTTCCCATATATGGGTCAATTACCAATCCACCTTCGGGGCAGAAACATTGAATCAAGTCATAGGGAATTTTGTCCGGAAACGGGGCGGGATGTTGTCGTTTGATTTTATTCTTGTCGCCTGCACACATATAGTCCCACACCGTTCCACGACACTTGGTTGGGTTAATCATCTTGGTGATAGACTTGTTAGTTTTCCCGTTGGTTTTGCGAGTAGCGAAACCACTCATGACCTTTCCACCATGCTTGCTCAGAATCTTCAACGGCTCTTTATTGAAATAGAGTGGACGTGCGCCCTTCAAAAAGAGAAAGATGTACTCGTGGTCAACCCGAAACCTATTCTTCCACCACGCTCCCTCGGTGCCATTCTTATGATAGATAACGCATTCAAAAAGTTTGAATCCAAAACGTTCAACCCAATCTACCGCAGTCTTGAAGCTGGTCATGGATTTTCCAAAATCCTTGGTCTGGTCTTGAATGACCATAGCACACATACCACCATCTTTAAGAATGCGGTACACTTGCTCTCCCGTGCGATGGAGGTCGAATTCTGGCTTCCCTTCATATGTCCGCAAAGCATCGTATGGTGGAGAAAATACAACTAAATCGGTACATGCCTCGGGCAGTTGCCTCATACCTTCAACGCAGTCCATGCACACCACTTTGTTCTTCCATTCCGCCAATAGTTGGGGATTGACACCCTTTATGCTATCCGTTTCAAAATTCATTGGAAATCGTTTTCTTCCCGGCTGTTTCAGCCGAATAAGTTCCTCATACTCCCGAGGAACCCTCTTTGTTCGTAACCATTGCTCCCGAACTTTCTGATTCAACTTCTCATAAGCATGAAAAAGAGTTGCGTTTACAATGTCGTTGACTATTTCGGTTGGCACACTGCCCACAAAGACAGAATGTGCTCGTTTAGACGAAGTAGCCAATGAGTATTTTTTGGCCAATGTTTTGGCCGTGTTTGGATTGCGTGAATTCATAACTATTAAGCAGATAATCAATTAAACCATCTTTCCATAACTATACCACAAAACCAACTTGCTGTCAAGAAATAAAAGACCCCCGCCCGAAGGCGAGGGTCCTTGGTTTTCTACACTCATTGTTTACACAACGACACGCTCGTAACGAGGGCTATTAACCGTCTCGTAAACGATGTCCATTGGACTGAAGCTCTTCGCACTGAGCAAAAACTTGAGGATGCTTGGTGAAGCACCCGATACCAATGCAGTTCCGTTTTCGTCTGCACGAATTGGGAAGTTGTCATTGCGAGAAGCGACGTTCCACCAAACTACCCGAGGCAGTTCGTATCCATAACGCTCAAACTTACGCTTCATAACATCGAAGTTGGTCTTGCTGTTGCTTTCGCAAGCTTGATCAAACTCCATGTCCGAAACAATATACAAACACGAAGGCATTTCCTTCTGAGGAACCTTGTTTTGTACTGCGGTTGAAAGGATAAGGTCAAAGGCCGACTGGAGGTTAGTCGTACCGGACCAGTTGCGCTTATCCATGTTGTTATACTTTTCAAGGAGGTTGTTACCAACCAACTTCTGGAACGTGGGCGAGCCACTGAAATTCATCCAGAAGTCCTTGAAAGGACCTACATTGCGCTCAGCAAAATACATTGCAAGAGATACCGACACCAAGATTGGGAGCATGTCATTGGTGAACATAGAACCCGACACGTCGGCGATGACAAGCCCATAGTGTTCATTTCCAGCAAGCCAGTTAGGCATTGCCTTCCACATAAGGTCTGCGGCCAAGGCTGCTTGTGGATCCACGGACACAGCACTGAGACCCCACGAACTTTTTCCAATGATGGCACGAAGGATTTCGTAAGGATATACTGCCCCCGCCTGGATCTTAGCATCGCCCTTCTCAACTGACTTGAGATAGGCAGCATAACGCTCTTGGTCGTGCTTACCAAAAGCCTTGCGGTAATTGAGAGATGCCTTGGAAGGTACCTTCTCAAAGTTAATGCTGGCCCACTCGTTGGAACACATCTTGACTTCAAGAACATCAATATGCTTACGGAGTGCCGACAGAATCTTACGATAACGCTTCGGCGTCAACTCCAATGCCTTACGGGTCTTGTAACCCAAGGCACGAGACTCAGGAGAAGAAGTATTCTCAGACTTCAACCACTTGGCGAGCAAAGATACACTTTCTCCCTTCTTCATGTTGCGAAGGTCGGCCTTCAACTGAGTTGCAAACAGAGCAAACACTTCTGCCTCAAGGGGAGTACCCATAAGGGCGTACATGTCGTCATAGCGACCATAGAAAGCGATGTTTTCGAGGTTCCTACGAACCACATCAGTATAGTTTTGAGCAAGCCACTTGATCAAAGTGCGGAAGGTCTTACGCTCTCCTTGTCCCTGACGGACATCACGGAAATAAAACAGAATCTTGGTGGCCAAAAGACGGTCCTGAGCGAATGCCTTGGAGAAAAGAGCGATAACGTCCGCATCTGAACGGGTACGAATAGCTCCACCAGCACCAAAGAAGTCCAACACTTCATTCAAAGTGCTGCGATTGGTGAGGGCACCCTTCTCGGTCAAACCATAGTTAGATTGAACCTGCATTGCCTTCACGAAGGGATTGGCAGGAGTGGAGATAGGGACAAACTGAGTTGCTTTACGAGTTGCAGTACGAGTGTTCTTCATAACGGATGTTTCCTTTCTTTGTTTTCGGGTTCAAGATACTAGAACTAATTGCTGATAGTATCTTACAAAATATCGCATAGTAATGGTAGTCTGTCAACAACTTATTCCTGCTTGGATAGCGACTCCATTGGTCCTTTGTCGGATAGCTTTACGGAATAAGCGCATCCTTTTTTATCCATTATCCATTTTGAAGGATGATTACTTATGTTATTTCTAACAACTATGCAAATCTTTCCTACAGCTTTGTGAACCGCTGCCATAGGCTTTAACACGGGTAAAATATCCTTAACGGCATACAGATATCAACCCTTCTTTTAAGTGACTAGATGCATATCATTTTACAGTTAGACTTCCGGGTTATTGTTTTGTGTCGGGTCCACCGACTAGATATTTTTTGTGTTGCAGTTACGCATCTAAAATTGAGCTAGGTCCAGACGTTTACTGTTCGTCCTCAGAGCACTTGAGATTTCTCCTAACTGAATAGGTGGAGTATGCCAGTATCTCCGTTCTTTTTCATGTTTAGATGAATTTGGTTTTGTTGCTGTACGGACCTAAATTGACGAGTGCCACGGTGTTGCCTATGCCTTGATAGGTTAGGTGGATTCACCACCAGTTTGATTGTGGTCGGTTGACACCATCGGAGCCAATGCTCCTGACACTCAAATTGTATTTCAAAAGATCAAATGTAGCGGTGGTGTCGGCGTTACCTTGCCAAAAGTCCCTTTTACACGGACTACCACTACGAAATTGGTTCTCGGCGCACACTCCCTATTACAGGAGCCACCACCGAAGTTCCTCTGCCAGCACCATACCGGCTTCCTTTCGTGGGAGGTACCTCTGCCACTATCCGATGGTTAGTCGGAGCGTTAAAACAACGAGATGCGCTTTTCCATTAAAGGTATATGCTGTATGCATCTCAAAATTACAATGGCATTCTGGCTCGGTATGCGCTTTCACCGACCGAAATATACACCTGAAAATTCCAACCATTTTCCTTAAACATCTTTTCGGCCTCTTCCATAAACGTTTGTGCCGTAATAGGCCCAAGGCGGGTTGGACGCATTTCCTTTGCCAATCGATCTACGGCGGCGTTCCATTCTAAAAAATCTTCATTTGTCATAATAACTCAACTATATCACAACCACGGAAAATGTCAAGTACTATTATCTTCGTGCCGGTGCTTCTGTGGCACAACAGTCATTTGTAATCCGATTCAATCGTGTTGGAGGCGCATCGCACGGCGCTGGTTCTGGTTCTGGCATACACGGACCATCATTGGTCTTATTGACCGCTTTCGCCAGAAATTTTGCCTCAGTGGCCTCGGGATTATCATAATATGCTTTGATTTCCCGAGACAAAGTAAGAGTATCTCCAAACACTACTGTCTGACAACCGACTTTGCAAACAAATCCATTCAACACTGGCTTGATCATTATTTCTCTTATCATGGGTAACATCATAGCACATGTACAAGAAAAGTCAAGGACTATTTTGCAAAATTTTCAAGAGGGATTTTAGCGTTCACTCTTATTAGGGAAGCTTCGGGCTTCTGATATTAAGTATGTACTCAAAACGAAAAACATCATTTTTCTCGAAGTTTTTTCGCTGCCTTCCGTTCCTTATACGTTTTGTTTACAGTATGAAGTGCTACTTCATGCAATGCTTCCACCGCTCCACTAGCACTCTGCAATCTCGCTTTTGCTTGATCGATATATTCCTGAGAGCAATCAATCCCGACATAGTTATGCCCAAGTGTTTTGGCAGCGACTAGTGTTGAACCAGTACCACAATATGGGTCCAAAATATTTAATCCATTTTTGTCATTCGCAATGCTATAGATACAACGAGTGGGCAATTCAACTGGAAATGGTGCTGGATGATTGGGAAACTTATTCTCAGGAAACATTCTCCAGATAGAAGTCATTTTGGCGTGCTTACTCGCTAATTCTTCTCCTTTGGTAATTCCCTTTTGCATCCAATAGATACGTTCCTCAACTTGCCAGAAACGCCATCCTCGCAGATTACCCGCAATGATTCTATCCCAAATGATTTCTTGGCGAATGTCCCACAACGATTTGGATACCCACGTCAAAGGATGCACCATAACACCATCGAACCAACGCAGTTTATGATTGTAAAAGATATGTCCACCAGGTTTGGTAACTCTGAAAAGTTGATCTAACACTTCAACCTGTTCAGCTTGATAAGCCGTTTCATCTTGAGCATCATTTGCCTTGAGGTACTTTACTTCTTTCACCAGTTTACCCTTTGCCTTCTGTTTATTGTACGGCGGTGAAGTAACGGTGATGTCAAAAAAGTTTTCAGGAAACCACTTCAACAGTTGGAGCGTGTCGCCCAAGTAGATTGCATTGTTATTCATCGTGACATCAGCTTACCGCATAACAGCATCAATGTCAAGCCCTAAAAATACTTGACTTGACTTGCAGAATATGACAGAATGGGACGAATGATAAAACTTATCAACGACGACATCCTGAAAGCAAACTTCGATGGACTGCCACCGATTAACTTGGTCGTTACCTCACCACCGTACAACGTAGGCATTGAATATGATAAGCATGTAGATACAATGACTTATGCCCAATATTTGACGTGGTGTAAAAAATGGATTGCCAAAATGTTTCTTTATATGGCCGATGATGGGCGTCTTTGTATCAATATCCCATTTTCAGTTACCCCCGAACACTTGAATAAAGTTAAGGGAGAAGATGACATCAACTATCCTGTAGCAGCAGATTACATAGAGATTTGTCAAGCCGCAGGATTCAAGTACTATCGTACTATCATATGGCAAAAGATGGGAAGCAATAAAACTTGTTGGGGGTCTTGGCGGTCTGCGTCCGCTCCATTTATTATTGACCCCAATGAATGTATTTTGGTCTTTTACAAAACCAAATGGAAACGAAAAACAAAAGGAGAATCTACCATTAGTGGCAAAGATTTCATGACCTATATCAAAAATCTGTGGAGCATGAATCCTCAAACCAACTCCGATCATCCTGCTGCTTTCCCACCCGAATTACCAATACGGTGCATCAAGCTCTTTTCCTATAAAGATGATGTTATCTGTGACCCTTTTATGGGAAGTGGTACTAGTGGCGATGTTGCCGTAAGACTGGGAAGAAGTTTCGTTGGGGTTGAAATGAGTAAAGATTACTTTGCTATGTCAAAAACTCGTATTGACTGTGCAGCTACACAAACATCTCTCATTCAAATGATAACACCAGATATACCTACAGATCATAAAGATGACGATGATGCATGGTAAGATTTCTCTAAAAAGTCATTGACAAACAACCAACAATCTGTTAGAGTAAGCCCGAATTAATCAAAAAGGACCAAACATGAATCTCGCACAAGCACTTAAACAAAAGAATCGTCTCGCCGGTGAACTCGTCCGTCAACAGCAAATCCTTCAGCGGGAGAATGCTCGCCGAAACGATAACGTGTCCAAAGTGGACCGTGACGCCGTGTGGGCCAAGATTCTTGAGTTATCCACCCAGTTGGGAGAACTCAAGGGTAAGATCACCGTTGCCAATATCGGTATCTATCCAATGCTGGAGCGTATGGCCGAATTGAAAGCACGTATTTCATTCATTCAAGGTCTGGATAAGCGGGAAGGTGAAGAAATTACTTCGGTAGGTTACAACCAAGAAAAACTTACTTACACTTGGAATTCCTGTATCAATCAGGAAAAGTGTGATGCCTTGGTCGTGAAGCTTCAGGAGGAAATCAATGCCCTCCAAGACCAAGTGGATGTTTACAACGCAACAAAAACGGTGTAATAAATTTGGGGCAACTTGTGGAAGTGAAATCGTTCCTCTACACTCGGCGCATCTTTAATCCCTTCAAAGGATTTATTTTAACGATAAAGAGAAAGATACCTGCTGTTTCCCAACAGTAGTTCAAACTTAAACTCTCAATATCTCAAAAGTCAAAGTGCAAACATCAGAATTCAAAACTCTCTTGTGCCATCGTAAGAACGACGTAACGGAAGCAAGTTGACCCCATTCTTTTTATGCCACAATTCGCCATTGCACCACGAAAATGTCGGTATCATTCCGTCCACTCAGGCGGGCCAAAGTGCTATTACTGCTATCGGGCAACTCAGATAGCCAGACAATCCTTGGTCTTTGCCATTTCTCCAGAAGAACGCCTGCTTGCTGCCATTTTTGGTGAAGGCCGATTCCATCGGCGAAAAAAAGTTTGACTTCTCCCTTGACTTTTTTTACAGATGATGTAGAATGCTCCCACAATGAAAACGAAAAACGCTTTTACTCTGATTGAATTATTGGTCATGAGGTTGTGAACCTTGAGAGATGAAGATAAGCATATGAACAAACTAATGTGGTGGGGTTATCTCCACGCCAATGATACCATTCAAGTCAAACGATGGTTTGGTGATCATGAAGATTATGAAGAAGATTGTCGCAACAATCCATTTGTTAAACGAGTTGTAAAACCATTTGAAGCGACAACTCGGGAGGAAGCCATTAAAACAATCACCGAACAACTAAAACCTTAACAATGAACCCAACACCTAAAGCTACAGCCATAGATCAGTTACTCACGTCTTTTACTGGCGTTGACCGCAAAGCATCTATTACTGCAAACCAGTGCGTCTTTTGCAAAAAGAGCATTGACCCCAATACCGAGTTTAGGGATGCACTCAGTCGTAAAGAGTTTACGATTAGCGGCATCTGCCAGAAATGCCAGGATCAAACATTTGGCACTTGACTCCCAATATAAAAACGCTATACTCACCCCATTATGGCAACTCTAATCAAAGAAGTCAAACTGATCAAAACCGAGGTCAGTGATAACAACAACAAATGGTGGATTGGTCAATTGTTTGACGATGGCACTGTAAAGGCTAGTTGGGGACGAGTCGGGAATACTGGCGAGTCTGGTGAATGGCAAGGTGGGGATGACTACCTCCAAAAGAAATTTCGTGAAAAGTTGAAGAAGGGGTACACCGAACTGAAAACCGTAGGTGCAGCTACCGCTTCTCTGGCATCTGGTAATGTGGTCAAAGACCGTGACCTTCATACCATCGCCCGTACTCAGCTTATCAAATCTACCAACCCTACGTTGGAACGTCTAATTACCCGCTTCGTTCAAGCGAATGTCCACAAGATTACTGCCAACACGCAGATTACGTACAACTCCACCACGGGATTGTTCGCCACCCCTCTCGGCATTGTCACAATGGAAGGATTGACCGAGGCTCGTGATTTGCTTGCTAAACTGGCTCCCCTTGTCCGCAATGGCAAGTTTGGGACTGACGCAGACCGCCTTTTGTCTCTCTATCTCCGTCTCATTCCTCAGTCTCTTGGCATGGGCCGTTTCAACACTCAGTCGGTTATCCCCGATGACAATGCTATCCAAAAGCAGAACGACTTGATTGACTCATTGGAATCGTCCTATCAAGCGACTCAGACTGCCGCTCCAGTTACTCCCGGTACTCCCGCTAAGAAGCAAGAGCAAGTCTTCCAAGTGGATTTGGATGTACTTACGGACATGGCAGAGCGTGCCCGCTTGGACCGCTACTTTGAAACGTCCAAGAAACGTATGCATGGCTATGATAACGTGCGAGTGCGTGAAATCTTCAAGGTGACGATTCACGATATGGACCACGCTTTTGAGCGTAGCATGTCCCCCATCAAAGAAGTATTCCACGGCACGTCACAAGCCAACTGTCTGTCCATTCTCAAGAGTGGATTGAAAGTCAGTCCTCCAAGCACCGCAGCCATTGCTGGCAAGATGTTTGGTAATGGTATCTATGGTGCGATTAACAGTACTAAGTCACTTGGTTACACTTATGGCCGTTGGGGTCAAGGTAATAGCGGTGATGCTGGCTGGCTATTCATCTGCGACTTTGCTATGGGTAAGATTCACGAAACTCGTAGCTCACTTTATTCGGGCGCTCCCAGCGGTTATGATAGCGTCTGGGCCAAAGCAGGTTCTAGTTTGCATAATGATGAACTGATCGTTTATCGCAACAAACAAGTCAATATCCGATACCTCTTGGAATGCAAATGACCTACTGGATTGTATTCAACGATACCTTTGGATTTCATGGGATTAAAATAAACAATCCCAATGCAAAATATATTGAGCCAAACGATTACCATAAGCTCTTCGGAATTACCGAGGATGAAATCAGTGAGTTCAATGCTCATTCAAGTGATATGGAAACATTTGATTATTTTGTTGAACGGGCGTCCAAAGAATACAAATACGAAATGTTTACGATTGTATAACTTGGAATGTAAATAACATGAAAACAAAACCTAAAGCAGACGCAGTGGTCAAGACTCATTCTTTCAACTTTAACCCACACGATAACGGTGGGGAGTCGTTGACTCTGACAACCAAGTTTATCGCCAACGGCGAACCAGGAGGTATTTTTCTTAATCAAGAGCTAACTTTACAATCTTATTGCAATGCTGCTACTCTTGCATTGTATGGTGTGACTATTACTCCCCATATTCTGCGAGAACTAGCCAATGAACTTGAATCTGCAATGCACGTTGCAAAACAAAAGACTCAATAATATGAAAATCATTGTATGGGTCATTGCGTGGATAGTGTTTACCTTTGCCATATGGCCACTACCTCTTGCCAACTATATGATAGCTATGGCAATGGTTGTGGTAATGGGTATCATGGATAGACTGGATTAACCGATGATCAAAAAATCCTTGACATTTTCGCAGAGTAAGATATAATGCTCTCGTAACGTAGAAATAGAATAAACAACCAACAATAGTGTAATAACCGTATGTGCAAATCCAACGTTCCTAGTGTAACTCTTCAAACTGCCGTATTGATGCAGACCAAGGAGTTCGCCTCACAAAACAAGCAGTTTAGTGTCCACGATATTACTCGTGCTGTTCGTTCCAAAGTTTCTGGTGGAAATTTGGAAATCCCCGAAGTGGAAGTTTCTGGTGCTTCGTTCCGCTTTGACATTCCTCACGCCAAAGTCAAAGCCATTTTCGATGAACTGTGGCGCACGGGCGTCTTTGACACCGACTTCTCGCTCAGCCGCAACTTCAATGGCACATATTTTGAATACACGCCAACCCTCGTAGCTACGAGTCCCATCTATCAGCCTGTGGCGGCAACTCCAGTATCGCAGCCGGTCCCAAGCAACATCATACAATTTCCGACGCCTCCTGTGGCTACTGCTACCAAGGTATCTGATTCAGTGGTTCAGGATCGCATTGCAAGTTACTTGGACAACTGTGAGTCCAAGGGGTTTCATCCAACCCTCAAACAAGTGCAATCTGCCATCAAGCGTGATGTGAGCACTGGTTGGTCGTGTGAAAAGATTCAGGATTACGTTGAGGGGTTGGGATACACCGTGGTCGCCAATCCCCATTACTTGTCTGCCTCACAAATTGACTGGTAGTATGGCTAAAACGCCTGACATTGCAGTTTACCTACCCGTGGAACTTGTAGATGACTTCTCGGAAGTTTTGCGGGTAGGACTTCAACGATCAAAAATTTCACCCGAAGCTAAGAAATCTCTTGGCTTGTGGTGGGAAGCAGAAAAAGAATTCCTCGTCGTAGAAACAAATGAAAATTGAAACCAAAAACCTAACGGGCTGGAAGATTGCCAGCAAAACTCGTCCGATCAAAGCGAAACCCCTAATCAGCCTTTTGGTTGACCGAAGTGTGACTAACAAGTTCCTCGTGGATACCCTTGAAGGCAAGGAACCATTGGGTGATGGCGTGGTTATCTGTGTCGGTGAAGCGGGAGATACGTGGCAGCAAATGCCCAAGAAGTTGCTCGCCAAATATGCCGTCAAAGCCATTGACAATGATGGCTGGATGGTGTGTGAACCGCTCCCCGACAATGCCGTTAACGTGATTGAAGTCCCTGAGAGTCAAACCGATATCGGCGGATTCTACATTATCGGACAGTGGGGTGAAACCGTGGGACTTGAAAAAAATGTCCAGCGGGGTTCTGCTGGCGATTTCATCTGCCGCAACCAGACCGATCACAGTGATGTTTGGATTGTTCGCCGTAAGTTGTTTCTCAACACTTATAACATCAAGTCGTAAGGTGAGCAAAGAGATCGTCATCATAATGGGGTACAATGCCGCCGGCAAAAGTACCCTTGTTGAAACTTTTGTTAAGCAAGATTATACCCGTCTGAACCGGGACCTTGCTGGGAAGGGTATTGACGATTTAGCTGAAGAAGCCGAAGCCATGCTTCGTAATGGCTCCGGCTCTCTTGTCCTTGATAACACGTACCCATCGGTGAAAAGCCGAGCATCCATTGTTCGTGCTGCCAAGACCAATAAAGTGCCCATTCGCTGTGTCCATCTGACTACTTCTTTTGAAGATGCTCAGTTGAATGCGTGCCTTCGTATGGTACGTAAAACAGGTAAACTACTTCAACCGGAAGATTTCAAAAAGATCAATGACCCCAACCTGTTTCCTCCTGTAGCTCTATTTCATTACAGGAAAGAGTTTCAGAAACCTACTACCGCTGAAGGATTTGCTTCCATTGAAGAAGTACCTTTCAGACGAGTATGGGGACCAGATTACATCAATAAGGCACTGATTGTAGATTACGATGGTACCTTACGCCTTAGCGTCGGCAAACAAAAGTATCCTATTGACATTAGTGATATTCAAATGCTTCCTGGCCGTGCCGAAAAGTTGAAAGAATACCGTGACAAAGGATATATCTTACTGGGAGCGTCCAACCAGTCAGGTATTGCCAGGGGGACACCACGAGAAGCGGTAGTCACTTGCTTTGAGGAAACCAATCGTCTGCTCGGTGTAAAGATTGATTATCAATTTTGTCCTCACCGCATTCCTCCAGTATCTTGTTATTGCAGGAAACCCCATCCAGGTATTGGAGCGTGGTTCATTGAGAAATACAAACTACGTCCTTCGCATTGTATTATGGTTGGTGATATGACTTCGGATGATACCTTCGCCGCTAGGTGTGGATTTGATTATGTCAATGCCGAAGATTTCTTCGGCGGAAAACTTTCCAAAATGCCTCCTCCTTACTGATAACAAAAAACCCCGCCGAAGCGGGGTTGTAATTGTTATTTCGTTTAAGAAGATACGTAGAACATCTTCGTTGCTTTCGAAGTAAGTCCGTAGTTGCTTGCTGTGACTTGCAATGAAGCGGTGTAACCTCCATCTTGCAAAATATAAGGGAAGCGATAATGTGGTCCAACTGCGGTTGAAGTTCCTGATTGGCCACCGATACTTGCTGACCCGAAATTCCATAGATAGGTCAATGTTCCATTTCCAGCATAAGCAGTACTACTGGTGAAAGACATACTTACTGGCTCATTAGGATTATTTGCTTCCGCACCGTATCCAGCAGATTGAGTCGTGAATGCTGCTGTCAAAGTCGGAACTTCTAATCTCCAACTACGAGTAATAAATGACTTGATACCATATAGACTTTCAGTTACCGCCAATGAGGCAGTATATGGTCCTGCATTACCATATAGAACTGCTCCAAGAGGAATAATCGCTGAAGAAGTCAAACTTCCACTACCAAGTTCCCAATGATATGTTAAATTGCCACCTACACCATTATATGAAGTACCATTCAAGAAGGTTGTAGTAGCTGGAGCATAATTAGACGAAGTGTTAAACGTGAATGCTGCATTCAACGTTGGTGCTGGGACAAAGAATGCTGCTGTGTAAGCCGATGCGATACGGTAGGAACCCGTTGCTTGAATGGATGCGGTAAAGCTTCCAGTATTGACATAGTTATGAATAACTGGAGTTGATGGAATTGTTCCACTTATTGCAAAACTTGCTGATTGTCCATCGCCATAGAACAACTTGTAAAGTGTCGTTGGAGTTTGACTTGTGTTGACTGTCAAATTCGTAAACGATGCTGAAATTGGACCAGGTCCTGATGAAGTAATATACGACCCAGAGGCAATAACAAGAGGAACGGATGCACTAATATATCCGTTTTTAGTAACATTTCCACCAGGTTGACCCGTAGTTGAGCTACTAACTTGCAAAGATGCAGTTATGAGAGCACTGGCACTATGATATACATGAGTTGGATTGATTTCAGTACTCGTAGTTCCATCACCAAACAACCAAAGGTATGTATCAAATTGTGGAGTAGTAGTGAGGTTGGTAAACACTACCGTCATTGGTCCAGCACCAGCGAGTGGTGTAGCAGAGAAATTGACAATGTCACCTGTTGGGTTCCAAAAATCCCACACTGGTTGACCACCTGCGCCTGCGGGTGGAGTACCAACAGCAGTTTGAATTGAAGTTGGAGGGGAGTTTGGAGGCAGGGTCTTACTGGCTGCTTCTTGAAGAGCCATTTGCTCGGCCATAATGCGTTGCATCAAGGCTTGTTCTTCAACGACTTCATGCCAATGCTTCTTACGTCCTTTGGGTGCATAAGCATTGTATGGCTCAACGAGATAAATTTCCGGTATATTCATAGACGAGTATAAATATCGCCACGAAACCGAAAAAGATGTGAGATTTTATCTACTTACCCGAAAAGGATGACCCACCGCACTTTTCGATGGGCCATCCTCATTTCTTTCACAGAGTCTTACCGTTTACAACCAGAACTCGGACTGCTTCCTTGGTCTTGATCTTAAGACCCTTTTCTTTAAGGAACTTGGGCTTCAAGGACTCAAACAGGTCGCCGAAACACTTGACGAGGTTCTTTTTCCTCACCGATGCCTCATTCTGATTCTTGGCAGCGTCAACCAGTTTGGACAGTACTAATCCACTATCTTGTCCCTCTTGTTGAACTACAACCCAACCAGTGAAATCTTCTTTGATTTTACCTTCGGGATCGTTGAGAACAATGATATGCTCCCACTTTGCCTTTGGTCCTTTTCCACCGTCTGCTTTTTCATCCTCAACGGCTTGCTGAAGGTCTTTAAGGATTTCTTGGACCTTGGGTGGGTCAATCTTACGTTCGAGGAGGGTTGCTTCAATTTGTTCTAATGATACTTTCATGTGTTTTGTATGTTTAACTAATTTAGATGTTGATTACTTTTCCATCGAGGACGCCTTGCATTCCAAGGGCACCATCGAAAACTCGGATTTTGATTCCTGCTTCATTGAACTTTTGCTCGCTTCGTTTGGCAGAGTCAATCCATTTGTCCCAACCAAACTTCTTCTCATAGTCCTGCCATTGCTTATGAACAACAATTTCAATAATGCCACCTTGCACGCAGGCGTCGGCGCAACGAGTACAAGGGACGCCTTGGGTGTACATTATTGATCCCTTGGAGGATTGTCCTTTGCGAGAACAGTTAAGTACGGCATTATCTTCAGCATGAACAATCCATTCATACTTTTCAGGACGTTCCCATCGAGACATTTCATTATCATTTACCGCTCGAGCAAATCCATTGTATCCATGTGAGATTGGGTCTTTATCACCGGGAAGAACCAAGACAGCACCGATCTTGGTACGAGGGTCTTTGGACCGGCGTGCCCACCAATAGGCATCGTGCATAAAAGTCTCGTCCCAAGACGGAATCGGTAAAAGTTGTGTGGTATTCATTTTCATTTTCATTTTCTTTTTCAATCGGCTTAACTCAAATTTTTCTTTCCAAAAACTCAATGGTAATGGATGTGTGGGACAATCATGTATATTGCCATCGGCTTCATAAAGCATCCATCTTTCCTTTACCATGCCCCACGTCAAACCAGGCTTCTTACAAAATCTGCAAGTCGGGGGTGATTTATGTCCATGCCCAATATAAGAGTCCGTCTCTTCCATGTACATAACGTTGTCAAAATAGAGTTCATCTCGCTCCATTTGCTCAATCAACATATCAGCACCGTCGCCCATAATGTCGCATATCATAGCAGAGCCAATCAAATGGGTCAACTTTTTATAATTTCAATCTTCAAGCATCATTGAAAAAAGTTGACTTTTTAGAATAATCTGCTATTATTTACTTTTATGATTTGGTTGGGTACAGAAATCAACGACAACTATGCATGGGAGTTTGCGGCACTTTACAAGTACCGTGATCTATCCGATGGTCTTTCTGTACTGGAACTAAACCTAAACTGGGATAGATTTCTCGCCGATCATACTCCACGATGGGAAACATCATTGAGAATTCTCAATTTTACCATCTTTGAATTTTCCATTTATTACCTATGGCATAGAAACAAAGATAACCTATGATAGAAATAAACTCAATCTTACCTACCACAGCATGGTCCAAATGGCTACAATCGTTATCGGATCACGATTTCCGAATGATGCAAATAAAAGAAACCGTGGAAACGGAAAATGCCGAAATTGGTCAGTTAACCTTACCCATCTTTGAAAGCTACGAAGAGCCATCAAACCTTTCCTAGAAAATGGTTGACATTCTCACCGATTTAGAGTATAGTTGGCGAGACTATGAATAATCTAGCGACCATTCAAACGATCAAAAGTGTTCGTAAACATCCGAACGCCGATGCCCTCGACCTCGTAGAAGTCTTGGGATGGACTGTTGTAGCCAAACGTGACGAATTCAAAGTTGGCGACTTTTGTGTGTATATTTGCATTGACACCATACTTCCAGAGCAACCCACATTTGAGTTTCTTCGCAACAAACACTTTCGCATCAAGCCCATTCGCCTTCGTGGCGAAGCATCGGCTGGTATCTGCTTTCCATTGAGTATTTTACCAATGGGCAAAAGTATTATGGCCAACGATGGAAAAGACAATCCCGTAGAAACTCAAGCACAATGGGAAACGGGCGACGATGTTACCAATGTTCTTGGTGTAAAGCATTACGAAAAACCAATGCCCGCAGAACTTGCTGGGCAAGCTTTCGGCACCATTCCTGGATTCTTAATTGTGACGGACGAAGACAACCTTCGTTCTTATCCCGATGCTGTGCCCGAGTTGCATAGCCATTCATATTACATCACTCGCAAAGAAGATGGAAGTAGCGGCACATTCTTTATCAGAAATGGTGAGTTTGGCGTATGCAGTCGTCGTATTCATTTGAAAGAGAGTGAATCAAATGGATTCTGGAAGATGGCTCGCAAGTACAACATTGAACAAGCCCTTCGTACTGCATTTCCTGATATGGACATTGCTATTCAAGGCGAAATTGTTGGGCCTGGTATTCAGAAGAATAACTTGGGGTTGAAGGAACTAGAACTGCGTGTATTCAATGTCTTTGACATTAAATCTCGTTATTACTTGAGTTATGAGAAACTGGTATCCTTTACCACCACGTATAACATTCCTATGGTACCCTTGATTGAAGAGGGCAATATCTTTAGTTACACTTTGGATGGTTTGATCAAATTGGCAAACGAACAAAAATACCCTACGGATGGTCCAGCGGAAGGTATTGTCGTTCGTCCAAAGGAAGGATTTGTCAGCACAGCACTCAACAAGTCTTGGTCCGGTAAAGTGCTCAACGAGAATTACAAAGAAAAAGATTAAATTTTCGTGGGATATTTGCATATTTATAGCATATGACAATAATATGTAAAACGTGTAAATGTCCCAAAGACGAGTTTGAATTTTATCCATCCAAAAACAAATCTGGCCACGAGTCATCATGTAAAACATGCAGGCATTTACGTAAATATGAATGTAGAAGAGAACGACGTATAGAACGAGGATTATCTATCAAATTTCCTACTCTTGCCAATCGTCAGCTTGTAACTGATGGAATGAAATATTGTCCCGGATGCAAACAAATAAAAAACATTACAGAGTTTTCAACAATGAAGATACGCAGTGGGGTTGCATCCCATTGTAAAGAATGCTCCAATCGAATGGCATCCGAACGCAATGCTACGGATGAAGGAAAGGAAGCAAAACACAAAGCATATAAACGAAACCGTGAAAAGTTGATCGATCAAAAACTTCGTAGAAAATTTGGAATGACCCTTCAACAATACAAAAATATCCTTGACAAACAATCAGGACAGTGTATTATATGTGGCAAGACACCGGAACAAAATGGTAAAATGTTGGCGGTCGATCATAACCACACTACGGGTCAAATTCGAGATTTGTTATGCAATAACTGCAACGTCACTATCGGATTTATTGAAAAGAACGGAACCGAATTCGATAAACTAAAATGGTATCTAAAACGACACAAAATCAACCAAGCATCAACGTAACTTGTTGAGCGGAAAGGACATATCGGCTACCTCCACATCGAAAACCTTTACAAGAATCAAACAATCCTTATGTTTAAGGAGTGCTATGCTATGGAGAAAATCCACGGCACTAGTGCTAATGTTTCATGGGCAGCAATGTCTTTGACGGGACCTTCTGAATTGAAATTCTCCTCCGGTGGAGAAAGCCATGAGAGATTCGTAGCACTGTTCGATGCCGACGCTATCAAAGCCAAACTAATAGATATGGGATATGGAACCAGGGCCGTAACCATCTATGGCGAAGCTTACGGTGGTAAACAACAGGGAATGAGCCATACGTATGGACCCGACTTAAAATTTATTGCTTTTGATGTTTGTTTGGATGGATCCAACTGGCTCAGTGTGCCAGAGGCACAAACATTCTGCGAATCGCTAAATATTGACTTCGTTCCTTGGGTCAAAATCACAACTGATCTCAAAGAGATTGACGCCCAACGTGACGCTCCTTCTGTACAGGCAATTCGCAATGGAATAAGTATGATTGTCCCAGAGGGTGCTGATTTCAACTGTCCTTCGGGAACTGTAGTCGAACCATACGGCAAATTTGGGGGTCGAATTGCCAATCCAAAGAAACGTGAAGGCGTTGTACTTCGTCCGCTTATTGACTTGACAACGAGTACAGGTTCCCGTATTATCTGTAAGCATAAAGGTGATGACTTTCGTGAGACAGCATCGCCCCGAGTAGTTGCCGATCCTGCCAAAATGCAAGTGATGGCAGATGCCGATAAGATTGCCAATGAGTGGGTCACGATGACACGTCTGGAGCATGTCTTGGACAAGATTCCAGGATATGGGATGGATAAAATGCCCATCATTCTTAAAGCAATGGTTGAAGACGTAACCCGAGAAGCGAAAGGTGAAATTGTGGACAACGATATGGTCCGCAAAGCAATCACCAAGAAAACTGCGGTTATGGTGAAAGACTTGTTGAAGTCCAAGTTGAAGTAATATGGATCAAAAACATTACAATCTGTTTCTGGATGATGCTCGCCAACCAAAGGATGTAAAATGGTTGGAGCTTCCTCCTGTCGCTTGGGTGGTGGTCAAGAGCTACAAAGAATTTGTGGAGACCATTCAACGTGATGGTGTGCCCGCTTGCGTATCATTTGATCATGACTTGGCAGACGAGCATTATCAAGAGTATGCCATTGCCCACGACCCCAAGATGATTTCTCGTGGAACGATCCGTTACGATAAACTGAAAGAAAAGACTGGTTATGAGTGTGCCAAATACTTGGCTGAGTTGTGTGTTTACAAAAAACTACCTCTTCCAACCTTTTACATTCATACAATGAATCCAATCGGAGCCGCCAATATCTTTTCTATTATGGAGAGTGCCCGATTGACCATGACGGAGGATTCAGAAAATGTGGCAAAAGCTTAAATACAAATATAAATACTGGAGACGTAAGTTTTTAGTGTTTTTTGGAGTGTGCCCCAAGTGCGGCACTAAAATGAATTATACTTTCAGTGGACGACCCATTTGTCCTGACTGTGGAAGGTAAAGTATGGATGTTTATGTATTAGTAGGTGCTCCTGGCTGTGGCAAGACCACTTGGCGCAAGACTTTCCTTGAAAGTCATCCTGATGTTGTACATATCTGTCCTGACGAATATCGTGCTATTCTGGGCACGGGTGAGGGTGATCAATCTGTTTCTCGTCAAGCGTTTGAAATGGCCTATGACGTTTTGAAAATTGTTCTCCACGAACGAAAATCCGTGGTCATTGATGCCACCAATATGCATCGTAAAGGACGAAAGAGATTTCTCCAACTGGCCCGTGGCTATGGTGCAAAGACCACTGCTGTTGTGTTTGAAGTGGATAAGGCAACTCTTTTGGAGCGTAACGCCAAGCGGGGCAAAGAAGGTGGACGAGTAGTGCCCGAGGACGTTATTGATATGATGCTTGGAAAATATCAGCGTCCAGAGATTGGTGAATTTGACGAGGTAATCTTATGTTCCACCGAAAAAACGTTCACTCCGGTTTGACATGAAAAAAGAATTCAAGGGCAATAATGGGAAAGGCAAACGTCCTATCATTGGTTACAATCCCAAAAAATGGTATGCAAATTTTGACAACATAAAATGGACAAAACATCCATTGGCAATTAAAGAAAAATAAACATATGGAAGCACCCCGAGTCCCACTTAACTTCGATCTCAAAATGACCAACGCAACTTGTTGCGACAACTGCGACGGTGAAGCATTTATTGAAGCTCTTATGCTTCGTAAAGTATCCGCCCTATTGTCGGGCACTGGAAAAGAAGGATTTGTCCCCATCCAAGTATTCGCTTGCGTTAAATGCGGACATGTGAATTCTCAATTCATTCCTGCTGAAATCCGCACAACCATCTTACCCACAAAGAGTTGACACTTTTTTACAAAAGGACTTGACATTTAGCTCAATCCTGTTATAGTTATACACATGAATACGAATTACAGTCCAACGTAGGTTGTCTCCAACACCGAGCGCACCATTAGCTCAACGGCAGAGCAAAGCTCTCTAAAAGCTATGGCTGCGGGTTCAAGTCCCGCATGGTGCGCCAATTCTTTCACGTAGGTTTCTGATCCCACTCTTCGTTTGTACGCTATCGTGCGCACTGACCTGGGTATGGATGCAGGTAAGATTTCCAGCCAAGCTGGCCATGCTTACCTTGGAGCTTACATCAATCCCGCCCAAGACCCTTCCGTCTTAGCCGAGTACCATAAGGACTATCCTCAGAGTCCTGGTACCAAGGTTTGCTTGGAAGGTAAAAATCTCACTTCTCTTCTTCGTGCCGAAGCTGAAGCACAAGAAGCGGGCATCCCCACATTCAAAGTCATTGATTCTGGTTGTCCCGATTTCTTCGGTGGTCGCCCCGTCATCACTGCCCTTGGCATTGGTCCTTGTACCAAGGATCAAGTTAAACATATTACCAAACGATTTCAACTCCTATAAAGAGTGAAACTCGCTTGGTAAAATGCCAAGCGAGAACTTAATGAAACATACACAACATATGAAGTTCACAACCAAAGAAGAGTACTTGGCCTATCGTTCCGAATGGAAAGCTCAGTACAAAGTGTTAAGTAAGCAAATCCGTGATGCCAAGTTCTGTCGGTGGTTTTGCACCCTCAAAAATGAGGAACGTATCAAATCGCATTTGGCTCATTTCCAAACGATTGGTCATAAGACCGACTGGACATATTGGGGTATTCGCACATTGTCCGTGCAAGCAACCAATATGCTTGAACAATTGCAACTTGCCAAGCAAGAAGCTCAGAGTCAATACCTTGCTGCCAAGGAACAGAAAGAAGAACTCGTACTCGCATAAACCTATGAATAACCTAACAATCCAAATCAATAACCTTCAAGCGTTGGAACGTTTGATTGGCGGTGACAGTCAAGTAGAGATTGAAATCCGCAACTCGGTGGTACAGAAGTTTGCTGAAAAGCATCTCAAACCACTTGCCAACTGCGAACCTGTTACCTCCACGCTCCATACCATCAAGCAAGAAATCCTCAAGACGGTACAAGAGAAGTGTGAGAAGGATATTGCTACCTTCAAGACTGAGTATTACAATGGTCGCATCAGCGAAGTCAAACTCAACCCCTCTATCAAAGCAGAAATTGATAGTCAGGTCCGCAATCTGGTGGATGAGGCCATTCGTAAATCGGTGGATGAAGCTATCAAGTTCTGGGCCAACGGTGCTGAGGTTGAGAAACGTATTGAAAGGCGGTTTGAATACTATACCACCGAACATATCAATACAACCATCAAAACACGCCTTGAAAAGGTGAAAGCGGCTCTGTAATAAGGATTTGGAGGGTAGAAATACCCTCCTTTCCTCTTGACTTCCGGTGCCAGTATGATATAATGGGTGTATGAATGACAAAATAACGCTCATAATCCCTGATCTGCATCACAAGTGGCAACAGGCTGAGATAATCATTTCCGCAGTAGGAGCCGACGAAATTATCTTCCTCGGTGATTACTTTGATGATTTTGATGATGAACCTGCTCAAGTCTCTGAAACATGCGATTGGTTAGAGGCATCGGTGAATAAGCCGAATCGTATTCACTTGTTTGGAAACCACGATCAACATTATGCATTTGTCTATCGCAGTTTTCAATGCAGTGGATATACCCAGTGGAAGTACTTTACCATTCACGACCGCATGAACTCAAATGTATGGGATAAGTTGAAATGGTATCACTTCCTCGACAATCAATGGCTTATCAGTCATGGTGGACTTCACAAGTTTAACTTGCCAGAGTCAATCACCAAGTTTAGTAATGACCGACCCAAGTTCATTGCTGAAATCAGTGGGTACCTGGACGCTCAAATCCGTGAAGGGTTTAGGTGCGGGGCTACCAACCAATCGTCTTGGATATTCAACGCTGGGCATTCTCGTGGAGGCTCGCAGCGGGTTGGTGGGATTACATGGTGTGACTTTGAACGGGAGTTCTTCCCCATCAAAGGCATCAATCAAATCGTGGGACATACCCCACAGGGCCTTGGGTTCCCCAAGTGGTGCCTATTGAATAATAATGGAAAAGTATCATACCCGCCATATGATAAGTTTCAACCAACATTGGAAATGCTGAATGATACATATCTATCTATAAACATCGATCTTGACGTGCAAGGCAATATGCATTATGCTACGTGGAATGGAAAAAAGTTAGTAGTGGGCAACTACAGAGACTTGTAACCCACTATTTATCCTTGGAAGTAAGGGTTTATAAAAAGTCCTTGACTTCTTGGCAAAAAACAGGTAAGATGGTCGTCGTATGAACAACATAGCACATAAAGCAATAGTACTCAAACTCAATCGGCTCTGGAAGCCTGTGGCTGTAGCATTGGTATCTGATACCATTTGCGATTTCATGAATGGAGTTGTAATGGGTATGGATATTGTCTATAGTACCAATACTGACGGGACCACCAACTTTGATGTACAAGAGTATGTCAATCCTGTCAACTGGGATGAATGGCTCAAGCTCCCAGTGCGTTCATGGGACTTGTGCATACATTCGGCGAAGTTGACAATCCGGGTTCCCACCGTTGTCATCACCAAGAACTACGCTAAGGTTCCAGTGAAAAAGTTCAAAGGTAAACCGACCAAGGAAGCCTTGGCCATTCGTGATAATCTAAGAGACGGTTACACTGGCGAAGAGTTGGATTTTAACGAGGCCACTAAAGACCATGTTATCCCTCTTTCCCGTGGTGGAACTGACACTTACGATAATGTAGTGTTGACCACGAAAGAGATCAACAACCGCAAAGGTGACAAGTTGAACTCTGAGGCTGGATTGACGTTGGTGATCAATCCTCATATGCCACGACCTATTCCCGTGTCACACACGATACGAAAGGTCAGGCACCACGACTGGAAGCCATTCTTGGTTTCAACAAAGTAATTCACCCCCCGCTTCGGCGGGGTTCTTCTTTTAGATCGTGGAGTACCATTTTCTTCACGAGTTCATCAAAAGTTGTAACTGGTTTCCATCCCAAATCGTTCATTATTTGAGCGGGGTTCCCCTTCAAACGAGTTACTTCTGCTGGACGATAGTTGTTAGGATTGATTTTTACCAATACCTGCGGATTATTATCAACATCTTTATACCACAACTTTTCATCAACACCTTCACCATCCCACACGACATTATCAACCCCAGTACACTTAAATGCTTTTTCTACAAACTCACGGATAGAATGTGTCTCACCACTGGAGACAACATATTCTTTTATCCATGCAGATAGATCTTTTGTTGTGTAATTAGGATGTTCTGGCCAAGTTGCTATAGGAACAAAGGATATGTATTGCTCTTGATTTAACATTCTCCAAACTGCATCTACCATATCTTCAGCATCCGACCAGTCTCTTTCAGCATCTACATTACCCAACTCCATTGGTTCAACCGTTTCACCTTTTTCCAGAGCAGCTTGAATACGAGCAACGCCTTTGGTAATCTTTCTTGTTACAAACTCTTCTCCACGACGAGTGCCTTCGTGATTGAATAACCATCCTTGAATAGCATACAACCCGTAAGATTCTCGGTAAACTTTTACTATTTGTCTTACTGCCGCTTTACTTGCTCCGTAAGGACTGCGAGGTTTCAATGGGTGTTTTTCATCTTGCGGTGAATAGTCCACATTGCCAAACTCTTCACTACTACCAGCATTGTAAAAACGACATTGCGGACAATGAAGGCGAATAGCTTCCAAGATATGAATAACAGAAGTCGTATTGGTTTCCCACGTTTGAGCGGGGAAGTCCCACGAGGATTTGACAAATGACTGGGCAGCAAAGTTGATAAAGTACGATGGATGTAGTTGATTGATAATTTGTGAAATGGAATGAGTATCGGTCAGGTCAAAGTTAATCAAATGAAACCTTGGTTCATTGATTAAATGATCCAAATTGGAATGATTAGCCACACTAAGTCGTCGTGCTCCACCAAAAATTTCATAGTTGGTGTGCTTCAGTAAATAGTCCACCATAAAAGAACCATCCTGTCCAGTAACTCCAGTGATAATAACCACTTGAGGTTTACCAACAAACGCCTTTGCTTCGTCAATACTCAGTATTTTCATAATGTAACCTTCTTCATTTATGCTTTATGCGTCTTTTTTATACTCTTCACCTTCATCATCGTCATCGTCATCGTCATCATCCACGTTTTGTTTGTGGAATTTTTGAAAATCTTCTTCTGATAATCCCAAAACATTCACCATACTATTGATGAAATAACACAGGGACATCTTATCATATTTTTTTTCTGAAAGCTTATGAGCAATGACAATGATTATTTTGTTGAGTTCGGGCATTTTCTCAACTATGTTTTTATTGGCATTCATGCTGAGAGCCAACTCTTCGGGTTTCAATAAACCTGGAATTTCATTTTTCTGGATCGCTGTGGTTATTTCTCCCAATATCTTTTCCTGTAACATCTTACCGATTTGTTCTTCACTTTTCCCATTTCGTTTTTGTTTAGAAAAATACCTATGAACTTCTTCTTCAGTTACTTTCTTAGCAACGGAAAATGAAGACATAATTCCCATTTGATTTAGTATATGAATTGGTTGTGTCATGACAATAAATATCAACAGCCAGGGGAAGAATTTATTTGATCTATTTGTGCTCCTTGCATCCAATCGGGGTCAAATATATGCTTTCCTCTTCGAATATATCCTCGACCACACTCAAATGTACAATTGAGACAAAGAAGTTGAAGGTTATCCAACTTAAAATTCCCTGAATCACCATCCTTATGATCTAACAACAAACAAACTTTGTTGTCGGTAATTCTTCGCTTATCGTATCCACAAATATTACATCTCGGCGCAACTATATTACTACGAAGAAGTTTTTTCTTGACCACCCAATCCGAGACCCCGGGGTTATTGTTAAATTCCCCCGCAATAATTTTGGTAAGTGGATATTTTCCACGAGCAGGATCAAAAAAGTTTTTCTTGCCCTTTTCATTTGGGTGAGGATCCCAAATACCATACATCCGACTATATTTTTTGTAAGTAAGAAGACTCACTCCCATCCATCTTGCTTGCCCCGCACAACTTAATGCATGTTTCTTAGCCTCTTCTATTTCACTTTGAAGAATTTGACGATAACCCTTCCCCCGTTTTGTCTTTTTCGGTGGATGAGGTAAAAGTCCACTGTTTTCTAAAAGCTCAGACGGAAGTTGTGTTTCGCTGATAATTTTTTCGGTCTTAAATCGGTGAAGTTCTTTTTCCAACTCTTCAACTCGACGAAACACAATCGCCATATCTCGATCTGTGCCTTTTGTATCAAAATTAAGACTAACGGGTGCGGCGATTTCAGCAGAACCGCTATTATTTATTGGTTGGTCCAACATGTTTTTTTATTGCGTGATAAGGCTGCTCGGCTAAATCTACATCATTTTGAAGTTTGAACTTTTCTCGTAACAACTCAGCAGTTGTATAATAGGATGCATTGACCAGTGCCCAATATGCATTGTATAAATATTCTCTCTTTGGAATGTTTTTATCCCAACAAGTCACAAAGGGAACCAGTGGAGCATATTTCTTTTTTTTACGAGAGTGTTCTATCGCTCTAGTTACTGCCTCCATACACGGATCATCGAAAACATTTGCATCGATTTCAAATTCCAGTTCAGGAACTTCAGGTAAGTGGACGACAATTGTTTTAACAGTTGACTCATTCATAGGTTTCTTTATGCGTGTCTTCTCCATATAAATAGCATCCTCATATTTTCAAATCGTTATCGGTGATAGTTCCGTTGTTAATCAGGGTTAAATTTTCCAATTTTTGACCTACACTGTCCACTACACCATCTTCTTGTGTATCAGCAATGTACAAAATCCTTTGAATAGATTTACTCTTGGAATTTTCTCGGTGAACTCTCCCAAGAGCTTGTTTGAGTTTTTGAACAGAATAATTTGGAGAAATGAGAGCCAAACGAGGATGCCCACCATGTTCATCGCCAAGATTAAGCCCCTCACGAGCAGCCCCAATGTTGGTAATCAAAACTCGTTCTTTATTCTCCTGAAATAGTTCAATATATTTCTGTCTAATCTTTTCATTTCTTCCATCATAAACACACTCGGTTTTTAGACGCTCAGCTAAAGCATCAATGGAATCACTATAGTTCAAAAAAACTACTACCGACATACCCGAATCCAATCCATCTTGAATTAGTTCTTCAATCAAAGGTATTTTAAGCATTTCGGTCTTCTGAAGTGCTCGGGTCCTAATAGCCATTTCACTAACATCGTGCTTCTCCTTAGTCTCAATCAGCTTCAACTCTTTTTTCATTTCATCATAAATGGCACGAATCTTGGAAGTAGCTTCTTCTTCCATATCATAAGTGTTTACAATGATTTCAGTCTCGGGGAAGTTGGGAATAACGTCACGAAGTAACCTCACGCCTCGCTCTTCAAAGAGATGCTGATGGATTTGCTTCAATACTCGTGAAGAGTTATTGAATTCAAGTCCCCACGTTCCTTTATAGACACCGTGGGCATATGCCCAAGTATAGTATTCCTTTGCAGTCTTGAACATCTTGGTACAAGTCCCCACGGTACGTAGCTCAAGCGGTGAAGATGCTAGGGTAGCACTAAGGAACATTTGCTTGTATCCTTGACGGTTTGCTTCCATACATGTTTTACTGGACTTGGTTTTCCAGTTTTTCAGACGATGAGCTTCGTCCCAGATTATGACCGAACTCTTGGGCAGCTTCCAAACAAACTTGTTACGACGAGATTCTCTACTCAGGACAAAAGAAGCCATATCCGAATCCTTGCGTCCTCTAATCAACAACTCATAGTTAATGATACCTTTGAAATTTTTGGAAAGGTGAAAATGATTTTGAATGACTTTTTTCCATTGGTGTATGACTGGTTTCGGACATACTACCGCAAATGGAACATCAAGTTCTCTAACGACTCCACAAGCAGTGTAGGTCTTTCCTGTACCTAGCTCAGAACCATCAATAGAAGACCCCCAATATTTGATAGAAGATATTAACTTGCTTGCAGCATCTATTTGCCACGGGCGGAGTCCATCCTTTATAGTAAGGTCGTAGGGCGGAAGAATAATAGCGGGGGGAGTGGGGGTGGTGGGG